GAGCGGCTGCCCCCGTCCCGCTCGGGCCGCCCCTCTTTATGGGTGACACCATGCCGAGACGAAAGAAACCGCCCGTCGCGCCACACGCGACCGAGGCGCAGGTGCACCGTGCCGTGTTGGATCATCTGCGACTGCGCGGCAGACCGGGACTGCTCTATTGGCACACGCCGAACGAAGGCAAGCGAACCAAGAACGAAGGCGCCAAGCTCAGGTCGATGGGCATGGTCGCCGGCATCCCTGACCTGGTGCTGATCTGCGAGGGGCGCACCTTCGGTTTGGAACTGAAACGTATCAAGGGCCGGGCATCAGCGGAACAGACCGCGATGCTGGCCGCATTCAAGCGAGCTGGCGCTGACGCGGCAGTGGCAGCCGGGATCGATGCCGCAGTGGCGCAACTCAACGAATGGGGGGTCTTTCGATGCTGAAGCGCGATGACCTGCATACGCTGGCACCCCGTCCGGCCGCTGGCGACAAGGCGTCGACATGGGATGTCTATGCCGATGCGCTGGTAAACCATGGCGGCGAACTGTGCGCGGAGTTCGGAATCGACACGGCGCTGGAACTACAGCACTTCATGGCTCAAGTTGCTCATGAAAGCGGTGGGTTTACGATACTTTGGGAGAGCGGCGCGTACTCGGCCAAGCGGATTATGGAGATTTTTGGGATCGGGCGGCACTCGGCCAAGGTCTCCATCGAGGAAGCCCACGCCATCGGCTCCATGCGCGGCGAGGCGCGGGCCAAGGCTTTGTTTGAGCGCGTCTACGGTCAGGGCAATCCCAAAAAGGCGATCGAGCTTGGCAACCTAGAGCCGGGCGATGGGTACAAGTATCGCGGCTTTGGCCCGATGCAAATCACCGGCCGGCGCGATCACGAACGGCTGCTGATGGGGGATCATTCGCCCTACGCCGCGCTCCGAGGATCGTTCAGGGAGTGGGACGAGAAGAACTGCAACGAACTGGCCGCTCGCGACGACATCAAGTCCATCACCAAGCGAATCAATGGCGGATACAACGGGCTGGAGAGTCGCAAGAAGTATCTGGCGAAGGCCAAGGCTATCTGGCCAAGGTTCCCTGGTGCAGACACGCCCACGGTCACGACATCCGAGGTCACGCAGGTATCGTCTAAGGCCAAAGCCGGAGCCGAGATCCAGGCAGTGGGTGGCGCGGCGATTACGGTTGGGGCGGTAGCAGAAGGTGCCGACAAGCTGGCGGAGGTCTCAAGCCAGATCACCGCGCTCAACACTGTGACGGCGGGTCTCGCTCAGTTCAGCGGGTTCATGAAGCAGCACTTCGGCCTCTTCCTGATAGCGATGGGTGCCTATCTCGTCTGGCGCGGCCGGTTCATCATCCGCCGCGTGATCGTCGATCTGGTGAGCGGCCGGTATTTCCCCGCCGCCAGCAAGGGGGGCGGCACATGACGTGGCTTACCTATCTGAAGCTCGGAGTTGCCGCTGCACTGGTCATCTATCTGGTGGCATGGGGCGACCGGAACGGCGTTAATGCTCACCGGATGGCAAAGATCGAGCGCGAACTGATCGCGGCCAACGCTGCCATCAAGTCGTACAACCAACGCGATGATCAAGCGGCGGTCGAGGCCGATACGCTGCGCGACGAGGGCTATCGTCGGGCGCTGGCCGATCTTGGCTCGGCAGATAAGTGCGTCGTCACCGACACCATGGCACGGGCACTAGGGAGGATTGTGCAGTGATGTGCACCCTATGCGGCAGCGCGCGCCACACGGCACCCCGCTGCATTCTCAACCGTAAATGGATGACACCCCCTGTCATGGCTGTGGTGTCACTACTCGCAGGTTGTGCCACTGGCTTGCCACCCCCGGCACCACCTAGTGCCAGACTGATGACACCCCCTGAGCCGGCCGGCCAGGTAAAGCCAGGGGATGACCTGGTGCTGGCGCACTTGAAGTTGCGCCAGCAATATTTCCGCGAGACGGCGCGCCTACGCAGTCTTCAGGGGTATATCAAGACGGCGCGAGGTGAGAATTAGAGATGGACCTTGAGGCGATCCACACCGCGCTGCAATTCCCGATGGTCATGATGCTCGCCGGCTTGGCGTTGGCTCTTTCCATGCGCGCGCGATCAGTCATCGGCGGTGACATCACGATGCCAAGCGCGGCGATCCTGCTCTGCCTGTCCGTGTTCATGGCGGCATGGGCTGTCAGGCTTTCATGGTGGCATGTGAGGTGGGCTCTAAGATCGCTCGACCTGCATGCCGCATCCGAAATTATGGCGTCCAACGTCCTGATACCTTTGATCTGCAACATCGTTGCGCTTGGGTTCGGCGGTGCAGTGCTTTCGATCGCGGCCTATCCCGCGCTCGGACGCATGGCGGTCCCTGCGACGGTGGCTGGCATTATCGTCGGCGCTCTCATCGGAGGCATGATTTCAGGAGTGGTTGGATGGTAGAGGGGCACGCTCATGAGCGAGCAATCCGACAATTCCTGGAAGGACGTGCTTTTGGCGCGTCTTCAGGATGCGATGTGGGGCTACAACGGCACGAACGGCGTCGTGGGCAGTACGAAGGACCACGGGCGCCGCATCGAGCACTTGGAGCAATGGAAGCNGGACATCGATCTCTTGAAGGAGTTCGTGAGATGGCTGGCATTGGGTCTGGTAGCACNTNGGGGACTTCTTCTGAGCGATCCAGCCGTCCGCCTGATCATCGCTCTGCAAGGCGTAAGTAAAATGAGGNACGTTATCTATTTCACCGCCGTGATGATTGTGTATTGCTGCGTCTGTCGGACTAAGTATTACAATCGAGAGTCATCGAGTTGGAGCGAGATAGAGCAAGTCTACGTCGTACAAATAGCAAGTACAAGATGTGCAGCGCGTACATCGTGTGTGCTCGCCAGATACTTGGCGACACCATCAACTTGCAGCCCTCTTAGGGCGGCGCCGCCCTTACAACTCAGGAAACCTGACATGACCACCCTGGACGCCATGCTGGCGCCGCAGGACGATCACCTGTGCGCAAGCGACGACGAGATTGGGCTTGCCCCTACGGGGGAACTGGAGCCCGAGATTGCAGCCGCCATACGTGCTGCGATTGTCGATCTGCTGGACGATGCCGACGCCGCCGATCGGCGCGTTCGCACTGCAACTCTGAAGCTCCGTCGTGCTGGCGATCCGCTTGGCCTGATGGACGGCGACGGCAGCACCGCCGATGCTCCCGACACCAATGCCCCAACGCCAGAGCGTGTGGCATCCCGTGGCATGTTCGAGCACGTCAACGTGTCGGTCGGTGCGGGGCGAGATGCCAAGGCGGACGTATGGCGCCACGTGCCCATCGTCGAGGCCATGGTTCGGCGCGGCCAGATCGGCAAGGATTACGCGGGAGCCTACATGGAAGCCGCGCGCCAGTTCTATCGCGATTTTGTCATGGGCCATCGTGGCCCTAGCGTCACTGCGCGCTATGGTGAGTTGACCAGCGGCGGCGGTACGCCTGCATCTCAACAGGCTCCGCGCTACTACTACGACAAGTTCGGCCGCGAGTTTGAGGTGCCAGGCCCCGAGGATCGCCGCTACGACGCCCACAAGCGTTGGTGGAAGGCGTGCGAAGCCATCGGCATCGCCAAATGCCCCGTGACCGGCAAGCCGATGCCCGGCGATACCCTGCACTGGATGCTGGTGCTGGTGTGCGAGGACTACATGGCAGTAGAGCGCACGCCGTCCCTGGAAGACGCTGGCCGTGCGTGCCTTGGCTACAAGTCACCCGTGCAGGCGTCTGCTGCCGGCGCGGCGATGATAAAGTGTGGGTTGGAGCGGCTTGTCGCTCACTACGGCATTGATTTGTAGAACGCTGTCCAGTACATATTGCACTGAGACTGTTCGACATCTGCGGGGCGATCATGTATGACTGGCTGCAGATGTTGGCTGTATTTTGTTTAGGGGTAAGCGCTGGATTTGCCGTTGGCGCGTGGTGGGCTAGTCGCCCGCCGAGTGATTAAGAGAGATCAGCGGGGCAGCGGCGTGGAAGGACACGCGGGAACGTCGAATGCGGGCTGGTTCCCTGGGGTGTCAACAGCACCGCCAAGCCCCGAGCCGGTATCAAGCCCGGCCTGCCCCGCTGATCTCTTAACAATAGCCAGCGCGTGTGCGGAGCCCCGCCGGTCCAGGGGCGATTCCGGTGTCTGCACACGAATAGGGGACCGGCCCCGCTGGCTACTTAAGCAAGCCCCATGCCACTCCCACCTATAGGACCCAATACATTTGGCACTGGACACCTACAGGTGAATCAGGCACAAATCAGTACAGTCAAGCGTGAAGGATCGAAAGATACAGAGGCCGCGCCCCGCAAGGGGCGAGCGGCCTTTCGCATTTGAGGGCGGCGATGACCGGCGACGAACTGACAGCAGTAGCTCAGGCGATCACCGACGCTCACGCAAATAAGCCAGGTCTCGACTGTGCGGGTCGGCATGACGACGCCAAGACGATCATCGCGGCGTTTGATGCTATCCAGCGGTACAGGGCAGAGCGTGCCAAGCCGGTAGCAAAGGCAACCCCAGCGCCTCACCCAGATCCGGTCCCGCTGATTGAGCCAGCGCCACCGTCTGCCGATGTAGAGCCACCCCATGCCGTACAGGACGGCGCAATCGACGATGTGCCAGTGCAGCCGGTTGAGCAGGCAGCAAAGCCCAAGGGGCGGGGGAAGAAGGCGTGACGGTAGCTCCCCTCCGCAACCCTGATCCAACATGGCATTGCCGCGTCGGCCGGGTCCGGCTCCGCCAGCATGAGAACGTCGTGCAACTCGGCACGCCATCGTCGATCAATTACGATCCGGCAATGATTCTTGCCAACGCGCTCAGCGACGGCATGTCGTCTGTAGTAGTGCTCGGCTACGATCTCAACAACGAAGACTATTTTGCGGCGAGCATAGCCGATGGAGGCACGGTGCTTTGGCTGATGGAGCGTGCTAAGCAGCGGTTGATGGAGATCGCTACGGCAATTGAGCGAACAGGGCCGACAGCAGCATGACACACCCCGACGACATCACCGCCTATCTTAAAGCGAGGCTGGAAGATCGCAATCCGAAGTGCGCGAACTGCAAGCATTGGAAGCGCGACACGCGCACGGCCACGACGCTCGGGGAGTGCTCGGTCAACTCGTTTTCGATCAATCTTGGCGCTATGAGTAATTTTGTCCCTCAATACACCACCGATCTTTCCCTCTGCTCCGCATGGGAGAAGAAGGAATGACGGCTCGCGTTGCAATATCGGTTGTTGCTATGATGGCAGCGGTGGCTGTTTCTTACGCGTTGGCTCAAGCTCAAGAGCCGCAAAGCCTATGGCTTTGGCGTGACGTTCTTCGGATGATTTAGGGCATGACCATCGACCTTACCCGTCGATCATTCCTCAAGGGGCTTTCAGGCGTAGCGGTCATTGCCGTTCTGCCCAAGGTTCCGATTGCGCCAGCGCATCCGGCGATTGCCGAAGCAGTGGCACCCACTGCCACTCTCACGCCACCTCCCGGCATAACGTACAATTGGGTGCGCACCGCTCTGATGGGCGAGCCAGACATGGCGAACCTTGAAGATCGGCTGAACAACGGCTGGACATTCGTGCGACCATCCGCACATCCAGAGATGCCAGTAGAGGACGCGGCCATTGCCTTCGAACGGCAAGGGTTGATCCTGATGCAGTGTCCCACCATCGAATGCGAATTGCGCGCCATTGCCGAGCGGTTCGCCAAGAAGGATCGTCTATCACACAAGATGCAGGCCGAGACGGTCAGGTTGGGCTACATCGTCCAGCCCAGCGGTGACATCATCGGCACGGATGGGTTGCCATACACAGGCGACGTCACAGCAGAGCACGCGGCTATCGCGGCGACGTGGAAAGATCGGGCGGCGCGTCGTGAGGGGTGACAACCGCCGCCGCTGGAAAGCCAGATGCAAGCGCGGCGACATCATCCCGCTCAGCATTATAGTCCAGTACAACCTGACACGGTGGTTCCAGTTCGAGCCGGTCAACTATCTCACACACACATTCGTCGCAACAGGAAGCAAATAGCACCGCCTGCAAAGCTGGTGGGATAAAATCGAATGCCGATCATCAAGAACGTTCGCCAAGAGGCTTTTGCCCAAGCGCTTGCAAGGGGCGAGCCCGCTGCCAAAGCATATATTTCTGCCGGTTTCTCGCCGCACCCGTCAAACGCAGCGGCGATGGCCAGAAAAGAGCATATTTTAGCTAGGGTTAGCGAGTTGCTTGCGAAACACGACCACATCGAGCGCAAGGCAACGGAGAGGGCCATTGAGAAGCTGGCCATTACGAAGGAAAAGGTTCTAGGCGAATTGGCCAAAATTGGTTTCACCAACATCACCGACGTCGTGAAGTGGGGCGCTGCGATAGCGGTGACGAAAGAGGATGGAACCGAGTACATTACAAACGGGATCGCTCTTGTTGACGCAAAGGATTTGTCGGAAAACGCAGCGGCTGCGATTGCCGAAGTGAAGCAGACGAAGGACGGCACGCTTACACTGAAGCTCCACGACAAGAAGGGCGCATTGGTTGATCTTGGTAAGCACCTTGGGCTGTTCATCGACCGTGTTGAGGTTGGCGGCCCAGGCGACTTCTCCAACATGACGGACGAGGAGATCGTCACTGAGTTGGAACGTCTGGCCGATGCCGAGATCGAAAACTTGCACAGCGGCAACGGGACGGTGAACTAGGTGATCGACGATTATGCTTGGAACCTGAGCCCAGAAGCTACCGACATCCTTGAGCAGATGCGCAAGTATATCGCCATGCCCGGCGAAAGCTCTGATCCACGGCAAGGTCTCATGGCTGCGGTTCTATTGGCGCTCACTGAAAAGTTTGGTTCTGACGGTACGCTGCAAATTGTCTCCGATGAGGTCGAGTGGCATTTCCGGAAACCGCTCTCGCCTCCGTCCGGCTGGTTGCGTCGAAGCGACACTCAATCGTAACCCATGTCCTCCCTTGGCTCCCGTCGCCCTATTCTGGAACGCCAGATAGCGCTGAGACGGGAGTTGCTGCGTAGACAGGCGAAGGATGCGCACGCCCGTCCCGGCGGCTTGTACGAGTTCGTCAAATACTTCTGGCACGTGCTGGAGCCGAAGACGCCGTTTGTTGATGGGTGGTCTGTTCGGGCGATCTGTGAGCATTTGGAAGCGGTAACGTACGGCACGATCAACCGGCTTTTGATCAACGTCCCTCCGGGCTTCTCAAAATCGCTCGTCACAAACGTATTTTGGCCGGCGTGGATTTGGGGTCCGATGGACCTGCCACACACGCGCATCATCGGGTTCAGCTACGCCGCTCATCTGACGGAACGAGACAACGGCTACTTCCGCAACCTGATCCAGTCGGCAGAGTATCAGGATCTGTATGGGTCGCGGTTTGCGTCAACCGCAATCGGCGTCGAAAAGATATCGAACGACAAGACGGGTTGGAAGTTCGCGTCGTCAGTTGGTGGCGTCGGCACAGGCGCCAGATCGGATATCGTCTGCCTCGACGATCCGCACAACATAAAGGATGGCGAGTCCGACATCATCCGCAGCAAAACGGTTCGGTGGTTTGACGAGGCGATGAGCAACCGCCTCAACGACCTGAAAAAGTCGGCGATCGTCGTGATCATGCAGCGCGTGCATGAAGATGATGTCAGTGGGCACATCATCACGCACGAGGATGACTACGTTCATCTCTGCATACCGATGGAATTCGACGGTCGGCGTTGCTCGACGATCATCGGGTGGGAAGACCCGCGAACAGAGTTGGGCGAACTGGCGTGGCCGGAGCGCTATCCAGAGTCCGTGCTGACGCGGTCTCGCCGCAACGAGTTTCTATGGGCCGGCCAGTATCAACAATCGCCAGAGCCACGCGGCGGCGGCATCTTCAAGCGTAAGTATTGGCAGATGCTGGAAGTCCCGTTCGGCAAACTTCCGCCGAAGATGGAATATGTCGTCGCGTCCTTGGACTCCGCCTACACCAAGAAAGAGCACAACGATCCGTCTGGGTTCAGCGTCTGGGGCGTATATCGAGACCAGCACGGAAACCCGCAGATTCTCATGCTGGCCGGGTGGCGCAAGCATCTTGAGATCCACGGCCCGCACGTCGACCGCAAGCCAAACGAATCCGAGCGGTCCTGGGTCGATCGGGCAAAGAGAGAGTGGGGCCTGGTCGAGTGGGTCGCATACGAATGCAAGCGGCTCCGCGTCGATCGACTGTTGATCGAGAACAAAGCTAGCGGGCAGTCGGTCGGTCAAGAGATTGAGCGGCTGTATCGGTCTGAGGCGTTCGGCGTTGAAATGGTCAACCCGGACGGCGACAAGTTCGCCCGTGCTCTGGCGGTCATCCACCTTTGGACGGACGGTCTCGTTCACGTTCCGGCATCACTGGAAGATCCGAAAGATCCGGGCTCTGAGCTTGTTCCGCGCGATTGGGCGCAGTTGGTCATCGACGATCACGCCGTGTTCCCGAACGGTCGGTATCGAGACATTGTCGACAGCGCAACGCAGGCTCTGTATCACCTTCGCATTGTCGGCCTCGCCGTTCGCCGTGAGGAAAGAAACGACGAGCGCATCGCACGCTCGATGCACCGCGAGAAGGTTCCGCCGCTCTATCCAGTCTGAGGCAACATGATCGACCAACTCGCACTGTCGGTAGTTTTAGCGCTGCTGATCATTGCAGCGATGGTGGTGAACCAAGCGATGAGAGACGATAAGTGAGGGAAATTATAGACTTCACGGAACCTGAAAGTGAAGCATTGATCGAGGCTATTGACGCAGGTGCCAGACATTTACGCCTGTGTGGAGCAGAGTTCAGTCGCGGTGACTATTTAGATTCGGTGGCTGAGTTATTTTTGGTGCTTTCCACTCGTGCCGCCAGGTCCTTGCCGATAATTGGTCAATCTCATTGTTTAGATGAACCAGCCGAGCAGAAGGATTTGCCAGATGAATGATCGCATCCAAATCAGTGGTACGCTTACTGTTTCCACTGGTGGAAGAATGTCAGGCCACTTAGTTATCGGCCGAGCGCAGAGATCGACTGAGCCGCAAAGCCAGCAAGTTGCAAGGCTGCAGGTTGAAGATTTTCAAGAACTTCCTTTGATAGAGACAAAGATCGAGCGCGGCGACGAGGAAGAAAAATGAGCGGCCGGGACATCGTCTCGACGGCGATGCGGCTGGCGCGTGAGCACGTGATGAACGCTGCCGCGCAGACGGAACGCAAGCCGAGCGAGGCCAAGGTCGCGGCCGGCAACTACCGCAAAGGCAAGATAAATTGGCACGGCCTGCGGATTTCGATTGAGAACGCCAAGGGTTCTATCCGTCGCGGCGTCGATGCGAAGGGTAATGCATGGGCCTGCACCATGCCCGCTTCGTACGGTTACGTGCTTCGCAGCGTAGGCGCCGACGACGACCATATTGATCTCTACATGGGGCCTAATCCTCTTGCTCAAGACGTGTGGGTGATCGACCAGATCGACGCTCGCAACGGCAAGTTCGACGAGCACAAGGTTATGGCAGGGTTCTCGTCGAAAGACGACGCCATCGAGACGTACAAGAAAGCATTTTCGGATAATCGCGGACATGAGCGCATCGGCGCCGTGACCAAGATGGGGATAGGCCAGTTCAAGCGGTGGCTGGCACGGGGTGACACAACAGAACCGCTGGGGATGTGATCAATGAACGAGACGAATGGACGCCAGCTGACCATCGACGACATGGTCGGCATCCTGGTCTATCGAGCCAATCAGATGACGGCGTATCTCAGCGCCAACGGCGTCGCCAGTGACTTCAACCTCGCTAAGCAGCATCTGGTCAGCATGTACGCCGACGTCGAGCTTGCGCAGCGGATGATCGACGAGATCGCCGGGCGTGTTCCCGGCGAGCCGGCGCAGCAGACGAACTGAGGACTGATCCATGGCAGGCATCGCCGCACAACCCAACATCATCGACGCCGATTACGACGTGGTGGTGGAGGGGATGACGGATGATGTCGACCTGGACGCACCAAGGGTCACGAGCGACGGCACGATCGAGGTGTCGCTGCCGGATGGTTCGATCGTCATCGATCTTAACCCGCAGTACCGCCGCGATGCCATGGCCAGCGATGGTCACGACGAGAACCTTGCCGACAAGATCGATCAGGCAGAGATCGCGCGCATCTGTGGCGATCTCTGCAACGGTATCGATTCTGACGATCGTTCACGGTCGCAATGGCTGGAAGCCCGCGCACGCGGCATTGATCTGCTTGGCTTGAAGCTCGACGATCCAAAGTCGGACATAGCGTCCGGCGCCCCGCTGGAAGGCATGAGCACGGTTCGCGATCCGATCCTGCTGGAAGCGTGCATCCGGTTCATGTCGAACGCGGCGGCGGAACTGCTGCCGGCGAGCGGCCCCGTCAAGGTGCGCAACGATGGCCCCGGCAACGCGGCCGGCGATCAGCAGGCGGAGACGCTTGAAAAAGATCTCAACATCTACCTGACCACCACGGCGTCGGACTATTACCCCGACACGCGGCGGATGCTGTTCATGACCGGCTTCGGTGGATCTGGGTTCAAGAAGGTATATCACTCGCCTCTGCGCAATCGTCCGGTGAGCGAGTATGTGGACGCCAAGGATTTGATAGTCTCCAACGCCGCCGTCGATCTGACCAGTGCGGCAAGGGTTACCCAAGTCGTTCGGATGAAACAGTCCGACATGGTGCGGATGCAGATCCTTGGCGTCTATCGCCACGTCGATCTGTTCCCGCAGCCGATGGGCGGCGATGCTGTTCAGCGCAAGATAGATACTGTGCAGGGTATCCAGCCCAACACGCAGTCGCGTCCGGAAGATCAGGACTACGAACTGTGGGAGTGCTACTGCGAACTCGACATCAAAGGCTACGAGCACAAGAAGAACGGCGCTCCGACTGGCCTTCCGCTGCCCTATCGCGTCACCATCGACAAGGCGTCTCAACAGATCCTTGAGATCCGCCGCGATTGGGACGAGGAAGATCAGGAGTTCCAGCCGCGCAAGACGTTTGTCGAGTTCAGCTACATCAAGGCGTTCGGCTTCTACGGCATCGGCCTGTTGCACATTCTCGGCAACATCGCCACGGCGTTGACGGCCGGCACGCGTGAAGTGTTGGACGCTGGCATGCTGGCGAACTTCCCAGGCTTCCTCTACTTGCAGACCGGCTCCAATCGGCAGATGACCAATCACTTTCGGGTTCCCCCCGGTGGTGGTGCGCCGCTCCAATCCAACGGCACCATGGCTATCAAAGACATGGTCATGCCGCTGCCGTACAAAGAGCCAGGCCCGGCGTTCATGACGTTCTTGGGAGCCTTACGGGAGGTTGGCCAGCGCGTCGGCAACATGGCTGAGGTAGGCGTTGGTGAGGGCAAGCAGAACGCGCCCGTTGGCACCACGCTGGCGCTGATCGAGCAAGCCATGAAGGTCGAGGGCGCGGTTCATAAGGGTTTGCACGCATCGCAGAGCGAAGAACTGCGGCTGCTCAAGAAATGCTTTGAGGAAGACCCGGAAGCGCTCTGGCGCCATGCGCGGCGCAAGAACGGAAAGTGGAATGCCGACAAGCTGATCGCCGCGTTGAAGAACGTCGATCTGGTTCCGCAAGCCGATCCGAATACACCGTCGCACATGCACCGTGTGATGAAGTGGACAGCGGTAAAGCAGCTTCAAAGCGCCAACCCGGCGATGTACGACGCTCGCAAGGTGGACGAGAACATCCTAAAGGCGATCGGCATCGACAATCCGGAAGAACTGTTCGCGCCGCCGCAACAGCCGGGAGCCCCGCCGCCAGATCCGAGACTGCTGGTTGCTGGCATCAACGCTCAGATCCAGCAAGCCAAGATCGCAGCGGACGCGCAGAACAAGGACAAGCAGCTTCAAACGCAACTGGCCATCGCGTCCATGCGTGCGCAGCCGCACCAAGTTGAAGGTCAACCGGAGCAACCAGCCGTCGATCCCAAGCTGGCCGTGGCCTCACTCAACGCACAGGTGCGCGAGCGCGAGTTGGCGGCAAACGCCTACGAGAAAGAGCGCGACCGCGACGTCAAGCTGATGATCGAAAAGTTGAAGTTGGCGTCGTCTCTCACTGTCCATCCGGAGAGCGAGGACATGGTTCAAGACCTGCTCGCGACTGAACAGATCCCGCTTTACGAAGACACCTGACAGGAGACTGTTTCACATGAAAGACCTGAAGGCACAGATCGAACGGTCTCTTGACGCCAAGCTCAAATCGTTCGGCCGCGAGGACAAGGCTGAAGATCGCAAGATGATCGAGAGCCACGAGTCCCGCTTGCACGGCGTCAAGCATCGCGCGGCAGGTGGCGCGATCGAAGGCGGTATGGCCAAGCCGCGCATGGATCGCAAGGGCGGCAAGAAGAAGGACAAGAAGGGCGGCACGACGGTCAACATCGTCGTGGCCAACAAAGATCCGTCGCCGCCTCCCGGTGCTGGTCTGGGCGAACTGCCGCCGATGCCAAAGCCGCCCGCTCCCCCGCCGGCCATGGCACCCCCGCCGATGCCACCTATGCCACCCCCTGGCATGGGTCCAGGCGGTCCCGGTGGCCCTGGTGGGCCTCCCATGCCCATGAGGGCAGCCGGTGGCAGGCTCGGCATGACGGCCGGTGCAGGGTCAGGCGAAGGACGCCTTGAGAAAGAGGCCATCCAGAAGCGGAAGGGCTGATCAATATGACACCCGATGAAGAAGCAACCGGCCGGTCGCAAGATCTAAAGAAGTCGATTGTCGACGCTGGCTATGTGGCAATAGATGCTGGTGTTCCCCACTCGACTGTCGCCGAATGGTGTAGAAGCGCCGCCCGATATTTTGAGTTTATGGACCCGAACGCGTCGGCTGAAAAACAAGCCAGCGCGCTTGTTCCCGATTGAGGACTTACCGTGCATCCCGTTGATCGCGTATTCGTGCGCCGGCTTCTGTCTCGCGTCAAAGATGAGGCAGAAGCAAAGGTCGAGATCGTCGCGCGCGGCTTGGCCAAGGACTACGCCGACTATCAAGCGCAGTGCGGATACCTTCAGGCGCTGGATCATGTGAGGGACTGGTGCAAGGAAATCGCAGAAAGCGACGATCCAGATCGTCCCGACCAGACGGCGAGTTCGACATGACGGACGCCGCGTCGGTGACGCTCAATCTCGATCATGTACTCGTCGAGTGTGCCAACGACGGCAACGTCGTCGTGCGTTGCTACGATGCACAGACGATGATGCTGTCGGTGTGGGTTATGCGTCAGACGGCCGATGGCTGGCACTTGCAGTCCACGGCGGTTCCCGTCGATCCGCGCGATGTCGTCGGCGGCGAACTGTCCGTTCATTGATCCCTATTGCAGTGAGCGTTCCACACGCCTTGGCCATGCCGGCTAAGGCGATCGACAACCATTGGAGATACACGCATGAGCAATGCGGCGATGTCCCTGTCGATCAACCGACTAAGCCAGTCGGATGATCCACGGAAGGCACTACTCGAAACCATCGGCAAGCAGAACATCGACGCCTATCGGGTGTTCGAGGATGACGTTCTGATCGCAACCTACATCCGTCCAGAGCGCACCAAGGGCGGCATCTTCCTGACCGACAATGCCAAGCAGGAGGATAGGTTTCAGGGCAAGGTTGGGTTGCTGCTGAAGGTGGGATGCACGGCGTTCCGCTTCGACAAGTCCGGCCAGTTCGCATGGGAAGGCGATAAGCCGGAGGTCGGCGACTGGGTCATCTATCGTCCTTCCGACGCATGGGAGATGTCGATCAACGGCGTGTCCTGCCGCCTCATCCGTTCGTCGCTCATTCGCGGCGCTGTCAGTGACCCAACGTCGATCTGGTGATGACCATGGATGATGAATACGTCATCGATCTCTCGGAAACAGAGGTCCAGGAGCTTGAGGCTGCATACGGTCTCGCCGCTCCCAAAGCCGCCAAAGCGCCAGCGACGGCCAAGGCGGAAGCCGCGACGCCTGCCAAAAGCGAAGCCGCACCAGCCAAGGCCGGCGATGACCTGATGCGTCGCGTCGTTGAGGCTGAGAGCAGAGTTCAGGCTGAGCGTGCGAAGCGTATCGAAGCTGAGAAGCTGGCACACGAGCGTGGCACGAGCGCCGCGATCAATGCAGCCAGAGCGGCCGAAAGTGATTTTCACGCGGTCGCCAACGCTCTGAACAAGGCGACGTCCGAAGCGGAATCGCTGAAGACCGCGCATCGTGCGGCGCTGGAAGCCGGCGATTACGAGAAGGTGTCCGAAGTCTCGTCCAAGATGGCCGAGGCCGCCGCTCGCATTGCGCAGTTGAGCGATGGCAAGGCAGCTTTGGAAGGCCGCGTTCGCGAGGCCAAGACGCAGGCGGAGACAGCAGCAAAGGCCGAGCCGCCCAAGGTCGAGGCGTCAGGCGATCCGCTTGATCGGTTCCTTGAGCAGAGCCAGATGCCGCCGCGTGCTCAATCGTGGTTTCGGTCGCATCCCGAGTGCGCGCCGGTCAACAACCCAGCGCTCTATCACAAGGCGTTGGCTGCCCACTACGAGATCATCAAGGGCGGCGTCGCCGATGGTTCTGATGCCTACTACGACAAGCTCGACGCAGCGATGGGTTTCTCTGGCGAAGGATCAGACGACGTGGTGGTCGATACCAGGAAGGCAGCCGACGCGGCAGCGGATGACGTGGTGGTCGATACCGCTGCCAAGGCTGCACCAAAGGCAACCGCACCGCCGCGTGTGGCCGCTCCGGTCTCGCGCGATAGTTCGATCGTCACGCGCCGCGCCGATGGCCGCATGCAGATCAAGCTGACACGCGAGCAGGCAGAAATGGCCGAGCACATGGGCATGTCGCCTTCGGCCTACGCCAAGCAGCTTCTCAAAGCCGAGCAAGAAGGCCGGCTCAACCGCGTTTAAGGGGAAAACTCATGGCCGATGGTTCAATCAAAACGCCCGCGCGGCAGAAGGCTCGTGAGCCGGTAGCTGAGCGCGAGCCGGATCGTGTTGCTGCGCGTCCAGGTGCGATGACGTTCACGCATCCACTCACGGGTGAGGTGCTTGTCCGCGATCCGCTGCCGGCGAACGACTCGCCCTATCACATTCCACGGGACATCGTGCCTGATGGGATGGTGTACGCTTGGCGCCGCGAGGCCATGCTGGGCGAGCCCGATCTGGCCAACATCGCAGCACTCAAGCGTAACGGCTGGCGCGAGGTTCCGGCGGATCGTCACCCGGATCGTCCGATACGGCTGGAAGGTCTTGTTCTGATGGAGTGCCCTGAGCCGTTCGTACATCAGGCACGCATCGAGGAGCGCAGAGCTGCGATGGCTGAGAAGCACAAGCAGAAGCGCCCACGCAACGACGCTGTTCGTCCCGGCTACTTTGACGACGAGATCGCCGGCAGCGCAAACTTTGGCGCGCGGCGTGGTCGTCCCGAGGCAACCGATCCGTCGTTGCGTCCCACCTATTCGCGCTCCGTCGACATCGACGGCTAGCGTCAACCAACACGTTCCGCGTTTTTGAAGGGTCGGCTTTGCCGGCCTTTTTTGTTGTGCGTTCGCTCATGCCGGCGTGCTGCCGGGTCACTCGCTGGCCTCGTCTCCGACAAGCGTTCGGGTCAGAGCCTTTTCACCAAAGGGAAAACCCTCATGGCAAACAGCAACAGCCCCTTCGGGTTCAAGCTGATTGGCCTTCGCGGCGGTGTGGCTCCGAACTTCGAGCTGATCCCCGCGAAGATCGCGTCGAACAACACGACTGCAATCTACCATCAAGATCCTGTCAAAATCCTGAACACTGGCTACATCGACCAGTGGACGGCATCGACGGCGGTGTCTCAGCTTTGGGGCATCTTCCACAGCTGCAAATACTACAACACGTCGGTTGGTCGTGTCGTGAACTCGCCGTTCTGGCCCGGCGCCAACGCGTCCGGCGACATCACGGCCTATCTGATCCCGTGCGTTCTCAGCCCTGCGCCGACGTTCCTGGTGCAGTCGTCTGGCACGGCGATCACTCAGGGCGATGTCGGTGCAAACGTCGATGTCGCGATCGGCACCGGCAGCACCGTTGGTGGTTGCTTCTCCGGCGCGAGCATCGACCAAGGCACGCTCGGCACGAACGCAACGCTGCCGTTCCGCATCGTCGGTCTGTACTCGGACATCGCGGCGGCTGGTGCGCCTGGCTCGGAGGCCGCCTCGTACAACTGGGCGATCGTCGCAGCCAACGTGTCCGGTGCTGGCTCTACCGGCATCTAACGGCTCTGAACCAAGGAGAAATCTAAATGGCTATTGCACTTGGTCAGATTCGTGACCTGCTGCTCCCCGGTCTCATGGAGATCACGGGAGAGTACAAGGATCTTCCGAACTTCTACTCGAAGATCTTCAGCAAGCGTAAAAGCAACATGCAGATCGAGCGCAGCGTACAGGCTCGCTACATGTCGCTTCCCGAACTGAAGACGGAAGGCGGCGCCACGCAGTTCGACAACAACGCTGGCGAGCGCTGGGTCTACAATATGGAGCCGGTCGAGGTGGGTCTTGGCTACGCCATCACCCGCAAGGCGATCGACGACAACCTTTACAAGAGCGAGTTCAAGCCGACCGCTCTTGGCCTCAGCAAGTCGTTCAACCAGTTCTGGGAGCGCGAGGCTGCTGGCATTTTCAACAATGCCACGACCTACGACACCAACGTTGGCGGTGACGGCAAGGCGCTCTGCGCCACCGACCATCCCTACGATGGTGGCACTTGGGCCAATCGCCCGACGACCGATCTTGATCTTAACGAGGGCTCGCTTCTCGACGGCATGACCGCTGTTCGAAGAGACTTCGTGGACGAGGCCGGCCTGAAGGTCTACGCCCGCGCCGAGCGTCTGATCGTGCCGCTGGAGCTTGAGAAGGTGGCGATCCGCCTGCTCAAGTCCGAGCTTCGCCCAGGTACGGCCAACAACGATGTGAACGCCGTGCTGTCGCTGTCCGGCGGCCTCACGCAGTACATCGCATGGGACTACCTCACCAACTCGCGCGCGTGGTTCCTCGACACCACCATCGATGGGTTTATCCACATCGAGCGCGTTCCGTACGAGACGGATATGTGGGTGGACAACATCACCGACAACCTGCTCGTCAAGGCGTACCAGCGCGGCGGATTCTTCAACAACGATCCGCGCGCGGTTTGGGGTTCGTTCCCGTCGTCCTGATCCTCGTCAACCCACTCAAAAAGAAAGGGTAAGCTTGTGAGCTATACCAATTTTCCGGACGGGTTGACGTCCTTCGGCGTGCCCCTCGTGGGCTCGCTGTCTGGCATCCCGTTCACTGGCTCATGGTACTTCGTCGATGCCGTTCGCGGATCTGACGGCAACACGGGTGGCGCGGAAGATCCGCTCAAGACCATCACGCGTGCTTATGCTCTCTGCACCGAGGGCAACAACGACGTGGTGGTTCTGGTATCGGCTCCCACCACCGCAGCACCGACCACTGGCACGTTCCGGCTTTCCGCCCAACTTGATTGGGCAAAGTCGGCAACGCACATGGTTGGCATGACGGCGCCGACGATGATCGGGCAGCGCGCTCGCATCTCGACGGCAACCGGCGCAACGGCAAACATCGCAGATCTTTTCAAGGTGTCGGCCCAGGGCTGCTACTTTGCAAACTTCTCGATTTTCCAGGGCGTCGGCGAGGCATCCACCGACGAGCAACTGTGCCAGATCACCGGCCAGCGCAATGCGTTCTACAACGTCGGCTTCCAGGGTATGGGTTCCGCGAACGGTGCAGGTCGCGCCGGATCGTATGTGCTCTACCTCAACGGCGGCAGCGAGAACACGTTCGTCGGATGTCAGATCGGTGTCGATACCGCGTCCCGGTCTGCCGCCAACGCCAGCGTCAAGCTGCGGTCTGCCGCAACCCGCAACATCTTCCAGGACTGCCTGTTCCCTGTCTACGCCACGGCGACATCGCCGCTTGTCGTGGATGCGGCAGCGTCAGGGTCGATCGATCGGTTTGTGTGGCTCAAGAACTGCCTAATCACCAACTTCGGATCTTCGGCTCTGGCGGCGGTGGTCGGCTACCATGCATCTCAAGGCGGCTTTGTCCTGATGGATAATTGCTCTGCTGCGGGATGCACGGATTGGACGGCGGCGGATACGTCAACGGTGAAGATCTCCGGGCCTGTTCCGAATGGCGATACCAGCGGCATGATGGCCAATGCCGATGCGACGTGATGCGTGATCGAGCGTAACACCACAATCGAAAGGGTAGACCCATGAAGCATCGTCACAAGGCGTCGAAGAAGGCAATGGGCGGCGGCGTTGTTGCCAAAGATCCCATGCCTGCCGAGGCCGGCGGCAACAAGGATGTTGAGGCCGAGGCCAAGAGCAAAACGGTTGGCATGATCCCCGGCGGGATGGCCAAGAAGCGCCTCGATAGGGCACGAGGCGGTCGGGTTGGCGCTGACAAGAGCCCGCTGTCCGCCAGCTCGTCGAAGCATCCGATCACCAGTGCGGGCAAGTGCTAACTTGTAAGAATTCCTTACAAGTTGGCACTGACACGAACGACGCGCGGTCCCCAGTCGGGCCGCGCGTTTCCTTTTCGAGCACACCGGAGAACTCCACATGCAGCCAATGATCGTCACGGTCGGCCCGCTAGCAGGCGCGGACGCCGATATCGTCGCGACGAGTCAGACGTGTCCCGGTGCGTTCTGCTTGGCCCTGAATGGCGCCTATTCGAGCGGCTTTGATGCTGATGCTATCGCTCTCGCGCAAGCGGTTGGTGGCGCTGGCGCGCTAACGCTCAGCGGCGCGAACGTCAACGGCGGCATCGGCCAGTGCGGCGTGCCATCGTCCGTGACCATCACCAGTGCTGGAAACGACAGCGGCATCACGTTCACGATCGCCGGTATGATTTATGGCCCGAACGGCTACGGCGGCGCATATCAGAGCGAGGTTGTGACTGGCTCCAATACGAGCATCGTCGCGACCACCAAGCTGTTTTCCACCGTTACGTCGGTGACGGCATCTGGTGCTGCTGCTGGCAACGTATCGGTCGGCATTAACGGTACGGTCACGCTCGACGAGCCACGCCGCATCCTGATCACGTCCGGTGGCAACGACACCGGCATCACATTCACCGTCAACGGCACCGACTGGAACAACAACACGATCAGTCAGGCCGTCACTGGCGCCAGCGGCGCAACGGCTGTGAGCACGCTTGATTTTGCAACGATCACCAGCATTCAGCTTTCCGGCGCATCGGCTGGCACCGTCACCATCGGTACAAACGGCGTTGCTGGATCGCGGCCGATCTTCATGGATCGCTTTAACTTCGCACCGACTGCTTTGCAGGTGTCGGTCACGGGCACCGTCAACTTCACGGTTCAACAGTCGCTGGATGATCCCAACGATGTTGGTCTTGCCAGCGTGAATTGGGTCAACCATCCGGACTCTTCGCTGGTCGCTGCTACAGGAACCGCACAAGGCAACTACGCCTACGCGCCGCAGGTGGTTCGCATCGTGCTCAACTCTGGATCTGGCTCAGTCAAGCTGACCATCATCCAGGCAGCTAACGTGCCACTCTGATGGGCCTGATCGACAGCGACACCGGCCTTTCGTTCGGCGAAGGGCTGCAGTTCCAGACGCCAATCGGCGGTGCTGGTCTCGACATCGCACCAAGCGAATCCCCAGAGATGGAACTGCTTTGGGGCGCCGATTTCTTGGTTTGGGATACGCTCAACCTCACGTGGGGGCTGGAATAAGCGATGGCAAACTTTGATTTCAAGACAGAAACGCCGGACGCGACATTCCCATCCGGGGGCTTTCTGTTCGGCGCGGATAGCCAGTCTGCATCAACGCCGAGCATCTACGCTGGAACGACGTATCTTGCCTACATTCTCGGCCTCGCCAACACGTGGACGGCGGCACAGACGATCAGCGTCAATGGTGCGGTAAGTGCACCGGGGTTCACCGGGACTGGTACGTGGTACACGGGCGGCAGCGCTACGACCACGAAGCCGTATGTGTTGTTCGAACCCACCGGCACCACGTCCACGGGCTGGAGCACAAGCGGAACCGGGCTTGGCGTCAATGCGGCAGCCGGGTTCGGTGGAAATCTGCTTGATTTGCAGGTGGCTGCGTCACCAAAATTTTTAGTAAAAAGTTCTGGTAACATCACTATTGGGGGCTCATGGAACGACTTCACGTTTACTGTTCCTTCAGGTGGCGGAAGCCGATCATTTAGTATTGCAGAGGCATCGGGCACCATGACGCTAGCTGTGGCTAGCGGTCAGATCGTTGGAAACGGGGCGTTTGCTCTGGGGTCAAGTGTTTCAACTCCCGATGTTTATCTCTACCGCGACGCCGCCGCCACCCTAGCCCTTCGCAACGGAACGAATGCGCAGACGTTTAGGGTGTATAATACCGAGTCCAGCTCGCTGACGAATTACGAGCGGCTAGCGTTTTACGCAAACTCTAATATATTTTATATAGGTCCGCAGGCTGGCGGCACAGGCAGCGTTAGAACACTGGGCTTGATTAGTGCTGGCGTCATATGTGCGGGTGCGGATAGCGGTTTTCGCATCACCGGGTCTAATCTATCAACAATATATTGGTATGTGAATCCCGGTTCGGGCGGCCATCTCCTCGCCGGCACAGACAACACCTACGACATCGGCGCATCTGGGGCGACTAGGCCGAGGAATATTTGGGCTGCTGGTACTATCAATGCGGCCGGGCAGATGAATTGCGTAGCAATAAACGCTGGTGCAGGAAATATCGCTAACAGCGGTACGTCAAATTATATTGGCACAATTAGCAGTTTTTTCTTCAAGGCCGCATCTGACGGCGTTGTAGAATTGTGCGGCTCTGGTCTAACGGGCTCTGGATTTGGGCGACTTATGTTCGGCGGCACCACGTCCAGCTTCCCTGCGTTGAAGCGCTCCAGCACCGTTCTCCAGGCCCGCCTTGCTGACGACAGCGACTTTGCTCCGCTGCAAGGCAAGCTCCGCACGGAGGCGAACGCCGTTGCCGAGACCCCAACCGCCACTCACACCATGATCATCACTGACGCTGGCGGCACCGCGTATCGTGTGTTGTGCGTCGTCTGAACGTCACCGTAAAACAGGAAACCCCATGAAAACCTTCACCATCACCGAGCAGCAGCTTCAGGAAATCGCCGGCCGTCTCAACTCCTTGACCATCCAGGGCATCGCCAACAGTGCCCAGATCATCGGCATCACGGCGCTGCTGGAACAGATCGCCAAGCCGGCCGAGCCTGAGCAGTCCAACGTGATCAACCTCCCGGCAAAGGACGAAGCCCATGGGTAAGATCATTCTCACCGTCGAGGGAAGCACTGTCGGCACTGTCGCCAATGGGGGCGGCATCGTCATTGCCAAAGAGGTCAGCGAGCAGGACAGCGGCCGGCTGATCGCAGCCTATGCCCGGTCCTACGCTGGCCGATGGATGACGGTCGCGACGGAGGAGACCCCATCCGTCCCGCGCCAGCCGACCATTCAGGAAGTCTTGGAGGCGTGGTTCGAGGGCATCGTGGCGGGTTCGGTTGCCCACGTTGCATCCGTCGAGCGCGAACAGGCGGCAACGGCGGCACGTGAAGCGGTTGCGACGATCACGGTGACGTAAGGGTTCGATCATGACCACGTCTGGCACGTACTCGTTCGATCCAGCACTGTCTCGCCACATTATCGCAGCCTACGCACGTATTGGGCTGAGACGGACTGAGATCGTCGTAGAGCACATGTCGGACGCGACGTTCGAGTCCAACCTGTTGCTTTGTCAGTGGGCGAATCTCCAGCCGAACTTGTGGCTTTCGGAATTAAAAAGCGAGACGCTTGTCGATGGAACGGCGACGTACACGCTTGATCCCGAGATCGTTGCCATTCAGATGGCCTACATCTCGACGACGACCGGAAGCCAAACCACAGATCGCCCGCTTGGTGCCATGAGCACTGTCGAGTACGCGGCGCAGCCCAACAAAGCGGTGCAGGGCTATCCTACGTCGTACTGGTTCAATCGCCAGATCACGCCGCAGATCACGATGTGGCCGGTGCCGGATGACAACTTCACGTACACGCTGAAGCTGCGCTGCGTGCGCCAAGCTCAGGACGCGACGATCCCGAACGGCACGACTCTGGATATCCCGTATCGATTTCACACGGCGTTTGTGGACGGCCTCGCTGATCGGCTTGGCGCTGTCTACCCGGAGAAGGCAAAGGCCGCTCTTGGGCCGGCGTTCGCTGACATCCTCGACAAGCGCGCAAGCAAGTCTTGGGAGATCGCGGCGAGCCAGGACATGGAGCAAGTGCAGATGTTTATATCGCCCAGCTTCGGTGGGTACTACCGAGCCCCGCAGGTGGATTGAGACATGCCGTGGCGCCCGCATGGTAGAGCCGAAGTAGACAGTAGCAACCCAAAAGGTTGGTCAACCTGTGATAGATGTGGGTTTAACTACAACCTCTTTAGGTTGAGCTACCAATACCAGTGGGCCGGCACCGACCTGATCAACCTTCGCCTTCGCGTTTGCCCGACATGCATGGACACGCCGTCCGAGTTTTTGCGCACCATCATCATCCCGCCAGATCCGCTGCCGCTGATTGATCCGCGTCCAGAGCCGTATGTGCTCGACGAGGTCGATTACCGCGCGACCGAGGATGGTGATCAGCGCGTTACCGAAGCCGACGAAGATCGTGTTCTCGACAGCACAGCGTCAGAGGACTACACGGGGTCAAGCGACTGATGGCAACGAAGAAGATCCCTCAACTTGCGGCGCGCTCGGTTGCGCTGACGGGCGATGAAGAGTTGGAGATTGCCTACAACGACAACTCGTATCGACTGACCACCGAGCAGTTGTTTAAGACGGTCGGTGTTCTGCCTGCTTTATCCGGCAGTGGCAATCCATCGCCGCCAAGCGGGTTTCGTATACCGCTTTATAAGGTCAGCGACGGGCAGCCTTACTCGTGCACGCTCGATCAAGCTATCACGGTTATATCAGGCACCGTGCCTGCCGGTGGGACTACAGGTCAATTTCTGACCAAGGCATCCGGTACAGATTACGATACGTATTGGACATCGGAGATTGGCACCGTTAGTAGCGTCGATGCTTCCGGCGGTACGACGGGACTAACGTTTTCTGGTGGGCCAATTACGTCGTCTGGCACGCTGACTATGGCTGGAACACTGGCGATAGCCAACGGCGGAACTGGGGGCGCCACAGCAGCAGTTGGCTTCGATGCGCTTGCGCCAACCACGACACGTGGCGACATCATCGCGCGGGGTGCTTCCAGTAATGGTCGGCTTGCCATTGGTGGCGCAAACACATTGCTTGGATCGGACGGTACGGACCCGGCGTGGTCGACGGTCACCAGCGTTCTTGATAGCCTAGGGTCGACGCGGGGCAATGTTCTTTACCGTGGCGCAGCGTCGTGGGCAGCGCTGGCTGTTGGCACATCGGGCTATCACCTTCAGACGAATGGCGCTGGCGCAGATCCGACATGGGCGGGTTTCCTTCAAGCCGGCACTGGCGCGACTACGCGCACATGGCAGGCCAAAGCCCGCGAGATCGTGTCTGTCTTCGATTTTGGCGCGGTCGGCGATGGATCAACAGATGATGCTGCGGCATTCCAGGCTGCGTTCGACTATGCGCAGGGCATAACGACACCAACGCAAGGCGCTGCCGGCATGGTGTACGCACCTGCCGGCTACGTCTACAAGATCGGCACGTCACTGACGCTCTCAAAGCCGATCATCTTCACCTGCTATGGATTTCTCAATTACACGCCGACGAGCGGATCGTGCATCGTCATCGGCTCCACACTTCCAAGCGTCGGGCGCAACACAGGGTACAAGATCTGGATAGCTGGTCTGCTGTCGGTCAACGGCAACGTCGTTCTTCCGGCTAGCATCAACGCCAGCGGCACCAGCGGCATCGAGATCAGGAACTGCCAGTTCTCGGAGATCTTTGTCGGCAAGATCACGCAGTTTACCAAGTACGGTGCGTGGCTCAACTCCAGCAACGATGCCTATACCGGGCAGCACATCCAGGACAACGACATCACGCTTGGCGAGCTTGGCTACAACGGCGGCGGCGTCTATGCGGAGTCGGTGAGCGCCGCAGATGGCGCCGTCCAGGTCAATCGGATCACGGTTTATAACTCGTTCAGCAATTACGCGAACGGCGTGTTCGGCCCATCTGGTGATGTCAACACCAACGACAATCTGATTACGTTCTTTGCCATGGACGAAGAGGCTCCAGGAGGCACGTCGATGACGTGCTATGGTGCCTATAATCGGTTCGTGCTCGGATACATGGACGGCACGTTCGTGCTCGGTGTCGGTTCGATCAACAACCGCGTCATGGTGATGAACCCGACGACGACGTTGTTTGCTTTCACCGATGGCGGCACGGGCAATCTTGTCGAGTATCCGACTGCGGATGGTTGGGTCGAGGCAGTGACCAACAAGACGATTCAAGGTCGAATGTCGTTGACGGGAACTGTCAACGCAACCACTCAAATCGCAGTCAACCGTGCCGATGGTGGCGCCGCTACATTGACGTTTAATAGAACGGATGCGCACGCGGCGTCGGCATACATCGGAATATTTGAGGCGTACGGTAAAGACAGTGCAGGCAACAGCCAAGTGTACGGCAGGTTCGATTTTCTGTCCGTTGACAATACGTCTACATCCGAGGACGGGGCATTCGTTGCCAACATTGTCGTTGGTGGCACACTCGCCGAAAAGTTGAGGCTTGAGGGTAGCGTGCTATCGCCGGGGGCGTCGGATGGCACAGCACTTGGCTCGACGGCACTGATGTGGTCCGACCTGTTCCTGGCATCCGGCGGCGTCATCAACTTCAACAACGGCAATTTCACAGCCACGCATTCCAGTGGCGCGCTGGCTCTTTCGGGTTTGGTGACGGTCGCGTCGGCAACAGCGACACCAGCGGGAGGGTCTACTGCAGGAGCACTGCTGTTCGGAACGACAGCAGGGTTCGGCATTTACTACGGGTCTGGAGCGCCGACCGTGTCAGCTGGCCAAGGGTCGCTATATTTGCGGTCGGACGGTTCCACAACATCGACTCGGGCGTACATCAACACGAACGGGAGCACGACATGGACGGCTCTTACAACGGCAGCATGATCAGAGGTCAGGCGCTTATTTCTGAACTGCAAGCGCAGCGTAACGCGGCGATGGATCGCTCTGCTGATCTAGCGGCACAGGTTCGTGTTCTTGAAGCCGAGATCGTGCGATTGCAGAATCGCGTGGCGGAAACAAAATTGTCGCCGGAGCCGCGTGAGGACTGATCAATGGCACTGACCTACGCGACGTACGTGACGACCATCGCCAATCTGATGGCAACTTCGCCGACGCAAGCCGAGTTCGTCCAAATCCTGCCGTCGATCATCGCGTCTGCCGAGCAACGAATATACAGAGAACTAGATCTGCTTTCGACGACGGTGCGGGATAGAACTGCGTTTCTTACCGGAGACAGCCGCAACTTCACATTGCCTCAAGGGCAGGGCCGGTTCGTCGTGCTCCAGCAAATAAACGTGCTGAGCAACGGTGTGCGGGTCGCTAGCCTTGAGCCGGTATCGCTCGAATGGATGGACGCTAGCTATCCATCTGAAACGGCCACGAGCGCGGCTGCGGTTCCGGCATACTTCGCTATGATCACCGACCAAGAAATAGCTGTTGCGCCAGCGCCTGGCTCTGCATGGGGTATGGAGGTGGTCGGCGAGATCAGGCCCGCACCTCTGTCATCGACCAACACAAGCACGTACCTGACCGACTACTTGCAGGATTGCTTCGTCGCAGCGTCAATGGTGTTCGCGGCCGGATATCAGAAAAATTTCGGGGCCAGCGCCGAGGACCAAGGCATGGCGATGTCATGGGAGAAGAACTTTCAAACAGCTATTGCATCCGCGAACATCGAAGAACACCGCAAGCGGTGGCAGTCCGTATCTTGGACCAGCAAGAACCCATCTCCAATCGCAGTCCCGCAGAGAGGATAGTCCAGCCTAATGCCCATCGCCTCGATCAAGTTTCGGCCAGGGATCAATACAACCTTCACTGAAACACTTAATGAGGGCGGCTGGTCTGGATCGAACCTCATACGGTTCGTGGGTGGGTTACCTCAGAAGATCGGCGGGTGGACGAAATTCTGGCCGTTCTCAATTGCCAGTCCGATCCGGGCCATGTTCGATTGGCGCGACTTTGACGGCACTGAGCACTTGGCAGTCGGCGCTCAATCAACTCTTGGCGTGATCACGTCCGGAACGCTGGCAGACATCACGCCGCAGACGCTGCTTTCCGACTTTGTGCCTGATTTCGAGACCACGTCGGCATCGGCTACTGTCTCGATCACCGATCCGAACATATCGAACGTCTCCATCTACGACACGGTGTATTTTAACACGCCGGTATCGGTGGGTGGGATCATTTTGGCTGGTGCCTATCCGATCGCACTGGTCACGGGCGCGACGTCGTACAACATCACCGCGTCGTCGGATGCGACGGCGACTGTCTCGACGATCGCAATCACGGGTGCAACGCAGGCTAACCCTTGTGTTGTCACTGCCGTCGCTCACGGGCGAGCCAACGGCGACTACGTCTACATCACTGGCGTCGGCGGCATGACGCAGTTGAACGGAAACATCTACGAAGTCGCCAACGTTGCCGCAGATACGTTTGAACTGGTTGGCATCAATTCGACGGCTTATACCGCGTACACCAGCGGCGGGTTTGTGTACGGCGGGATCGTGCCGCTGTTCTCCGTGGCAAGCGGTTCGCCGTCCATCGACGTGACGCTTCCCGGTCATGGGCTGTCAGTTGGTGGTCGCATCACGTTTCCGATCTCGACGACTGTTGGTGGTGTCGAGATCATCGGCACGTACACGATCAATGACGTCGGAAGCGTCGATGACTTTACGATCACGGCTGCCACGTCGGCCAGTTCGACGACCACCGTGGCGATGAATTCCGGCGAAGCGCAACTGCTGTACTACATAGCATTAGGCCCTGCACCGGCTGGCGCTGGGTATGGCCTCGGCACATACGGCACGGGCACATACGGGCTTGGTTCGTCAAGTTCCGCTCAAACCGGAACAGCCATCACAACCACGGACTGGACGCTCGATACATGGGGGCAAACCCTCATGTCGTGCCCGAAAAACGGCGGCATCTATTCGTGGGACCCGGATGGCGGGTTTGAGACGGCGCAGATCGTATCGACAGACAACGCGCCGATCTTCAACCGTGGCATGTTTGTCTCGCAGCCCGCGCAAATCCTAGTGGCGTATGGGTCGACGACGCAGTCCGTTGCGAACGCAATTGGCGGGTATCAAGATCCGTTGCTCGTGCGGTGGTCAGACCAGGACGACTATTTGAACTGGTCGATCGACACGACCAATCAAGTAGGGTCCGCACGCATTCCACGCGGCTCCGAGATTGTCAGCGGCATTCAGGGGCCGAACCAAGCCCTCCTGTTCACCGATGCCGGCGTGTGGTCGATGACTTACACCGGCCAACCCTTGGTGTTTACGTTCAACGAGATCGGCGGCGGGTCTGGTCTCATAGCTCAACATGCCGTGGCGATCCTTCAAGATCGCGTATTCTGGATGGGGTTCAACAACTTTTACTTCTTGGCAGGCGGTAGCGTTGAAGCGCTGCCGTGCACGGTGTGGGATGACGTGTTTCAGGATCTCGACGTCGCCAATCAGCATAAGTGCTGGGCATGGGCGGTTTCCTCGTTTAGCGAGGTCTGGTTCTTCTATCCAAGCGCCAATGACGCTACTGGCGAGTGCTCGCGGTACGTGAAACTCAGCGTTGGTCCTGCTCCAACGTGGGACAAGGGAGTCCTTGCTCGCTCCGCCGGGATTGATCTTGGCGTTCTGGATTACCCGCTTTCTGGAACATCTGCTGGGCTAATCTACCAGCACGAGGACGGAGAGAGTGCAGACGGCCAGCCGATGGACTCGTACGTCGAGTCCGGCGACGTGATGATCGCCGAAGGCAACGACTGCATGTTCATGGATCAGGTCAGACCGGACATGAAATATCGCAAGGTCGACAGCGATACCGAAGCGGACATGACGATCACGACGACGATCACCAACGATCTCACGGGTGAGGTGATGACGTCGGGTGCTCTCCCGTACGACACGGATACGCTGTACCTGACGACGCGATTGCGCGGGCACCGGACGAGGTTCCGCATAGGAAGCAACGATCTGAGTTCGTGGTGGCGACTGGGCTTGATGCGCTACAGAGCAACGCGGGATGGGAGATACTGATGGCCGAGCAAGTCGACCAGCGGGTTTTAAGCCAGATCCAGACGCTCAATCAGAACATGTCGGAACTGATCAAGGCGATCAATCGAGTGTTTCCGCAAGTGACAACGACTGCGACGACGGTCGGTGCTGCGGGTGGCGCATCGGCACTGCCAGCAACTCCGTTGGGTTATCTCAACACGACACTTCCAAACGGGACGTCCGTGAAGATCCCTTACTATACCCCATAAACACGGGAGACCATGGTGGCAGTCACAAGCGCCAAGGGCTACGAGCTACAATCGACGGGCTCCAATTCCGGTACGTGGGGCGCAGTCCTTAATACCGACGTTTTCCAGATTGTCGACAACAACCTTGGTGGCATCGTCACCAAAGCTCTGACTAACGCCAACGTCACGCTTTCAGCTTCGGAAGCCGAGAACCTTGTTGTTCGCCTGACTGGCACGATCTCTGCCAACATTCTCATCACGAACGCCTGCGTCGGGTTCTGGTACTGCGAAAACCGGACGACGGGCGCGTTCACAATAACCGTCACGAACGGCGTTGGAACCCCGCTTGAAATCCCGCAAGGGTATTGCGTTGCGGTGATTGCTGACACGACGAACGGGTGCAGGTATGGCAACGACAATCCCGGCGAAGTCTTCGTTGCATCTGGCGCCAGTTCTGTTGAAGGCTTGGTGCCAGATCCCGGCTCTACAGCAGGCACTGGCCGATATCTTCGTGAGGATGCTACATTCGTCGTCCCCCCNTTNCAATGGACGCCAGGGGGTCCGCCTGACGCTAACCACTGGCGTTCCGGTCACGACCAGCGACGTAACTGCGGCGACGTCTGTCTATTACACCGCCACGAACGGCAACACCGTTCCCGTCTATGGATCTTGCGCGTCGGCGCCGACTCAATTCGCGCCTGTGACGATCACGGGTGGTGAACTGACGCTGACGCTCAACAACCCAAATCACGCGGCCAACACGAATTACGACGTGTTTTGCTTCCTCGACGGTTCTACCGTTCGCATCGGGTCGGGGCCGCCTTGGACGTCGTCGACAGCCCGTGGAACGGGCGCTGGGACCACGCAGATATCTCTTGCCAGCGGGCTATGGACCAACACCGTATCCATGACGGCCAGAAACGGCGCGTCGACGTATGCCGTTGCTGCCGGCGCTGGAACGTATCTTGGGACGATTAGAACCGGATCAACCGCAGGAACGACGGAGGACAGCAGATCAAACCGTTTCGTGTTCAATGCGTTCAACGGCGTAAAGCGCGGGTTGTATGTTGTTGAAAGCACGAACAGTTGGTCATATAATACGGCTACGTGGAGACAGGCAAATGGGTCGACGTCTAATCAAGTTTCAGTCATTCAAGGTCTGCAACAGAACTATGTTTCGGCCAACGTCGTCGTAGCGTATACAAACACTGGTGGTGGCGCTATTGCGGTCGGCGTTGGGATTAATTCGACTTCTGTCAATTCGGCCAAAACGTTTGGTGTCCTACCAAATGGATCAGCACAGATGAGTGCGTTCTACGAGGACTACCCCGGTCTTGGCTTGAGTGTCATCGCGTGGCTCGAAACAGCAGATGGAAACCCGACGACTTGGTATGGCGATAACGGCACCACACGTATGGCCAGCGGTTTGACAGCCCAATGCATAGCGTGATTGGGGGAAATCTAAGCAATGGCTGACTGGCGGGACCGGCGCGTTCCAGAGTTCCAAGCCTACCTGCGCAACGTGCTTGGCCGCGATCCGACAGAGCGCGATTATGCCGCCGCCGTCATGCAGTTGGAGCAGCGCGGGCCTGGGTCTGTCGCAGTCGGGCACGCGTTCCGCAACAGGATACAAGCAGAAGGTGGCGATCCGGCGCGGCACCTGCGCCACTACGATCCAATTGCACTAGGCCATCGCTGGCGCGAGGTAACGCCGCAAGCCATCGACAAGTGGGGAGCGGAGTACGATCGGCTGTCGTCCGGCGAAGGACCGCTGAAGCCAGGACAGACCCACTTTTTCTCGCCAGCCGGAATGCAGGCGTACTACAACAAAGACCCGTCCATGGTGCGCTCGGCAGTGCGCATGAACGTGCCGGGTCATGGCGAAGTGCTGGTGCCGAACTGGGCAACCAAGGCGGTTGCGGCCGGTGACTATACCAACGTCAACGGCGAATGGTTCTTGACGCCAAACGAGCGGTATCAGGCATCTGATACGCGGACAGCCGCCGCGACGCCGCCGCCACGTGATGCGCCAGTTGCCGTCGCGGCGGCACCAACACCGGCACCCACTGCCACGACATCGGCACCACCTGCCGAGAAGCCTTCCGCGCTCGCCTCGCTATCCGATTACGGCGCGTCTGCGCTGAAGATCGCCAACCTCATGTCAGGCTATGGCAAATCGCGATCGGAAGCTCCGGAGCAAGAGATGCAGTTCGCGCATCAGCCGATCCGTCCCGCCAACGTCGAATTCAACGCTACGGTGCCATACATGGACAAAGCCAGGACGGCGATGCGGCTTGCAAGGGCGGATGGTGGTGCACTTGACGGCAATGCGGCTCCCGATGATCGCGGCGCTGGTCGGTTTGCTGTTCCATCTCTGATGCCGAGCCGGGACACGTACACCCAAGGCATGATGGATCGTCTTGTTGGCATCGGCCGCATGCCATACGCAGACGGTGGCGCGGTCGACGACACTGGCATGAATGTGCCGGAGACGACGGATAGCCTTCGCGCACAGCAACGCCAACTGATCGAGGGACGCCGGCCAGCGCAGATGTTCCCGCGCGGTACGCCGGAACTTCCGTTGCCACCCGGCATGGATCGCGTCGAAACAGAGCGCGGCGTGTTTCACTTCGATCCCATCCAGATCACTGGCGAAGAAATCCTGCGTGCATCCGCCATGGGGCGTGAGAACGAGGTACTTGGGCTTGGCCCGATATCCAAGGACGACGTGATGGACATCGTTCGCAGAACCGGCGAGCGGCCAGTGGCGATAACAGAGCGTGATCCGGCAGGCAGCGAAGTGCGCGCATCAATGGCGACACCGTCAACGGTCGAGATGCAATCAGACGACATTCTTCGCAGCGCTGCACCGGGGCATAGCGTTGATGTGGAGCCGGTCGAGGATGTGATTGGGCAGCGCGGCATTGCCGGCAGAGCAAGAGGCGGCGGCATCAGCGGACCACTGTACGGGGCCACTGGCGGCAGAGCAGACAAGGTGCCAGCCACTGCGCGATCTGGAAGTCACGTTTTGCCAGCCGACATTGTATCGCACATGGGACAGGGCAACACCAATGCTGGTCTGAAGGCGCTTGAGCGCATGTTCAAAACGGGACCGTACGGGGTTGGGATGCCTCGTCGCAGGGCGGATGGTGGCGGGGTCGGATCGGACGAAATTCCGGTCATGCTGTCTGACGGCGAGTTCGTCGTTCCTCCTGAAGTAGTAGCCGAGTTGGGTGCTGGCGACGTGGCGCTCGGCCACGATGTCATTGACGCCTGGATCATGGACGAGCGTAAGCGAGCGATAGACACCATCGCTGCTCTGCCGCCGCCAGCTACGGACTGAGGGATACATCAATCATGCGCACCCTACCAATTAGCACCAGCACTGGTGGCAGCTTCATTGAGTTTGGGACCATCATCAATCCTGGTCCGCTACCAACGCCAGGAGAAGCGTGGGCAACGCTTGAGCCGATCATTACGCCGCACATCACTCCAACATCCGAGTGGAAACATGCACCTGAAGTGAGGTGGGTTTCGCTGGACGATGGACGTTGCGGATGGGTTTCACACGCTTCGCTGATCAATAGAGCGGATTGATACAAGACATGACGAGAATCAGAACGACGGATTGGTCCGCAGTTGCGGCATCATCTCCGGCGAACGCTCAAGCTGCACGCGATTACGCGTATTCATACGACGATCCATATGAGACTGAAGTGAAGGTAGCGACGGCAGTTCCGGTTGTTGATGTACAGCCTGAAACAAAGTCTCCAGTTGCCAAGAAAACTGATGCACCTTCCCGCGTGCGCTTTGCCGAACGCTGCGATCTTGATGACGTGCTGTTCCTGTGCCGCGAACTTCATGCAGAGAATGGCCTGTTCGAGATGAGCGATGATCGCGTTCGCGATGTGCTCATGTCTCACTACGACCGAACCGGCGGTATGATCGGCGTCATCGGCGAACCAGGATGCCTTGAAGGCGCGATCGTCATGCGCATGTCGACGATGTGGTACTCGGATCAGACCGTTCTTGAAGAACTGTTTTCGTTCGTCCTGCCGGAGTTCAGACGGTCCAACAACGCCAAGGATCTGATCGATTTTGCCAAGCGGTGCGCTGAGGCAATCGGCGTACCGCTCATGATCGGCATCATATCCAATCATCGCACGGCGGCGAAGGTCGAACTGTATCGGCGCCGGCTTGGTGCGCCGGCTGGTGCGTTCTTCGTGACCAACGCAGCATAGGGAACGGCATCATATGTGCGGCAAAGGGTCGAACAGCACCTCGCAAACGCAGTCATCGACCACGTCGGCCAATCCAGCCGCGATGGAGCAGTACAATTGGCTGCTGGGCCAAGGCCGCAATCTGGTCGAGAACACTGGTTGGAACCCGAACACGGCGCAGCAGGTTGCTGGGTTTAGTAACGATCAGAACCAAGCATTTTCCAATATTCAGGGCGGCATCGCTCAGCCGTACATTAACGCGGCGTCCGGCATGGCGACGACGGGTGCAGGCCCCGTCAGCCAGACCATGCAGCAGTATTACAACCCGTGGAACAACGACGTCGTCGATGCGACGATTCGCGATTTCGACGTTCAGAACAATCGCCAGATATCAGGCGTTACGGGCGACGCGCGCAGGGCAGGTTCGCTGGGTGGGGATCGTGAGCAGGTCGCCAAGGCTCTGACGGCGGAAGCGCAATCCAGAACACAGTCGCCGGTTCTCGCTAACCTTCGCGCGCAAGGATTCAACACGGCTTTGGGTGCCGCCCAGAACGACGCAGCGCGCTCGCTGCAAGGCGCCGGCATCATGGGCAACCTGGGCAACCTTGCCTACACCGACACGCAGGCTTTGCTTAGTTCTGGTGCCATGCAGCAGGCATTGGAGCAGCAGCGTCTGGATGCTGCAAGCGGCAACGCATCGGCTCAGTCGGCGTATCCGTTCCAAAGCCTTGGGTGGTTTGCAAACCTTGCCAGCGGCATCGGTTCGCAGATGGGCTCGACAACGACATCAACTGGCTCTAGGCAAGGTCCGACACCAAATACGTGGTCGCAGTTGGCCGGTCTTGGGATAGCGGCAATGCCGTATCTCAATACTGGTGGTCGTGTGGCTTACGCTGGTGGCGGCGGTATCGGCTACATCCCGCAAATACAGATCCAGCGCGGCGCTGGCGTCCAGCCCCATCAGCAAATGCAGATGGGCGGCGGCGAAAGCCAGAAGGGGCTTGCCGACCACTGGAAAGACGTGACCGATACGGCCAAATCCGCAGGTCAGGCTTTTAAGGGCGTGTCCAAAGTCGGCGAGGCTATGCGCACCGAGCAGGCGCCGAACGGATGGGGTACTGTCACGACGAACTATGCCGATCCCGTGCAGAACCTGTCGTATGGTCTGTCGAATACGATGAGCGGGATAGGGTCTGCACTGGGGTTTGCGGACGGTGGCGCCATAGACGACAACGATCCGGGCGGAATGTATGACGCAGCGCCCGGAGGTGTCGGTCTTGTTCCGCCGCCGCGTCCCGGCGTGTTTCCCGACGTATCGCAGTACCCGCCACTGATGCAGCCAGGCACGTCTGTCGGAATTGCTGGTGCGCCGGGTGATCGTCCACCATCCGATCTTGCGCCGATGGTCGATGTGGCAGACAAGGCGATGATCCCTACATCTGGCGAAGTGTATGCGCCGCCCGCCGATATGCGTGTTGGTGCGCTCAATCCACGCGGCATCGTCGCACCGCCATCGGCACCAACTGCTAGTGCCGCACCGCAGCCGCCAGGGTTCTTCGATCGCGCGGTCAACTGGGTACGTTCACCGGAGGGTGAGCAGACGCTGACACGCGCCGGTTTGGCGATGATGGCAGCGTCTGGCGAAGGTGGAAAGGGTACTACTGGAATACACTTTGGCAAGGGCATGTTGGCTGGGCTTGATGCTCGCGATTCATATCGCAAGGGCGAGCGCGAGCAGGCGCTGCAAAAGGCCAAGATGGATCTGGCGCAGCGTGCGGCAAACATACAAGGCGAGGAAAACCAGCGCGCGGCAGCGATGCATCCGTATGAGGTGGCGCTGAAGCAGGCACAAGCGAAGTCCGTGCTGTCGCAAGCAACGCAGCGCGAAGATCCGACGCAGGCGTATCGGATCAGAGAGCGCGAAGCCGAAAGACTTGGGATGGACAAGACCAGCAACGAGTACCGAGAGTTCGTGTTGACTGGCAAGGTCGGAAAGGACGAGGTGAGCCCGACTGCACAGAAGGCTATTTTGGAGGCTGTCGAAAGCAACTCTGGAGTACCGCTCGCTCGCCAATACGTGAATGAAGCCATGGCGCTTAACGCGAAGTCGACAGAAGGGGGGGTTGGGCGGTGGTGGGCAGAGACGATAGACCCGAATCTTCCAGCATCAGCCAGAAGCGGCACGTCGCAGGCGACTCGAGATCTGTCGCGAGTGATGATGGGGAATGTGCTTGGCAAACTGAAGGAGACGTTTGGCGCGGCACCAACGGAAGGTGAGCGCAAAATCCTTTTTGACGTCGAAACGGCTATGGATCAAACGATTAAGGACCGTGAAGGCATCCTGAAGCGTGCACTTCAAGAACTCGACAAGCGCGAAAAGCTCAACAACCTGATGTTGGAGCAGTTGCGCGGCAAGACGATGTTCAAGCCGCAGGCGTCGCCACCGGTTGGAAGCCAACCGCCTCCCGCCGCGTCCAGTGATCCGTTGGGGCTTCGCCAATGACAACGCTTTCGGAAATCCGCGAGAAGTTCCCGCAGTACAACGATCTGTCGGACTCTCAGTTGGCTGAAGCGCTTCATCAGAAGCACTACGCAGACATGCCGCGCCAGGATTTCGACAAGAAAATCGGTCTTGCGGGCAACGTCGGTGCTCAGCCATTGCCAGTCGTCGGCGACGCGGCCGATATGGCGATGGAGCCGGTGCGTGGGTTCAACAAAGGTCTGGCAGACTTTGTAACCGCGCCGTATCGAGGAATTGACTGGGCGATAGAGGGCATTACTGGCGGGCGCTACGGGCTTCCCGACGTCGACAAGATGCCGTTCTGGTCGCAGTACATGAACCAGCCGGAGTCCAAGAGCAAGGTCGGCGAATACTTGCGCGCTGGCGGCCAGGGCATCGGTGCATCTGCTGTACCGCTAGGGGCGACGTTCAAAGCGGCTCAAGCTGTTCCATCCGTAGGACAGGCTACATCGACGATCGGGTCGCTTTGGGACGATACACTAAATGCCGTGCGCGCGAACCCGAGCGCTGCCGCAGCAACCGATGTTGCAGCAAGTGCGGGCAGCGGCGTTGGGGCGAAGACGGCTGAGGATATGGGGGCTGGAACCACCGGGCAGCTTGCCGGGTCGATCATTGGGGCTATGGTGCCGGGCGGCATTCTTGCATACCGCACACCAACGACGACACCCATCGGGACACAGACCGGGCAGAGCATGGCACGGCGCCGTGCGACAGAAGCTGCTACCGATGCCGATGCGTTCGAGGATCTTGGTATCCGCACGTTCGGGCCAGCATTCAATCAAGGTCCGGTGGCGTCGATCGGCAAGCAGACGGCGGAAACCCCGTTTCTCGGTGCCCCGCTACGCAACAACTTCGACGAGACGATGCAGGATGCGGCCAATGCCGCCTTGCGCATATCGAGCGACATATCCGGCACTGCGATGCCGGAAACGGCTGGGCGCAGCATTCAGCGTGGGCTGGAGCGATACGGACGGGAAGGCGTTCGCGCGCTTGACGAGGATCGACTGACGGCGATCGGCGTTAACCCAACCGCCCCGGTTCCAGCGCAGAACATCATGAGCGCTGCCGCGCGGCAGCGCATGACGCAAGCTGAAACGATCAGGAATACCGATCGTGCAATCGCGTACAATCAGGCTATTGCCAACGGCGCAACCCCGGATGAAGCGACGAGGATTGCCAACAGGCAGGTTCCCCCGTTGGCTCAAGGCACACACAATGCCGTTCTCGCTCGCCGTGGCGTCGAGGATTTCAGCAACGACGAACTGAGCCGGCTGATCTCGGCGCCATCTGTAGACACATCGTTCCGCGCTAAGCAGGAGGCTCTTTACGAGCAAGCGTGGCGGCAGCTTCCAACGCAGATGCGGGCAAACAATACGGCCAACCCGCAGCAAGTGTCGGCGGTCAACACCAGACAGGCCATGGCCCAATTAGAAGGCCAGATCGCCAACCAGATATCCGGCCAGAGCGCGATTGGTGGTGCTCTTGCAGGCCGTCTGCGCAACGCTCAATCACACTTCGGGCTGCCGGAGTTGCGCGCGATCAGAACTGAGATCGGGCGATCCATGGATGAGTACAATCCAACACAGCAGACGCTCAGCCAGTCACAACTGCGGTCTCTTTATGGTGCTTTGTCGAGAGATATCGAGGTTGGCGTTCAGGATCTGGCCAATCGCGCTTTGATCAACTCTCGTCTTCCCGCAACCGCGCCCGACCATGTGCCTCCCGAAGTGGCTAATCAGGCGGCGAGATCACTGCGGTATTTCCAGCGGGCCGACGCGTATACGCGTGCCGGCATGGAGCGCATGGCACGGTTCAACACCGTGCTCGGAACCGACAATCCGCAAGAGGCTACAAAAAGGCTGATCTCTGCCGCTACAGACACGACGCGCGGCAACATGCAGATGGTGAGGGCGGCGGCTGGTGCGTTGCGTCCGGAAGATCGCGCTGAGTTTTCCGCCATGCTGGTGCAGCAACTAGGACGCCCGAACAAGTCGGCGCGCGGCATCGTGCAGGAGGTTGGCTGGTCCCCAAATACCTTCGTCACAAACTACAACGGCATGAGTCCGGAAGCTCGCAATCTGTTCTTCGGCGAGGAGCATCGTGAGGCGATAGATAATCTGTTCCGCGTGGCCAACAGACTATCGAATGTCGAGGCTCTGACGAACACCAGTCGCAGCGGCACGAACACAATGAACGTGACCGGCGCACTTGCTGGCGTTGGATCGGTTTTTGCTGGCAACGTGGCGCTGCCGTTGGCGGTCGGCGGATCGATGCTGGGCACGTCCGTGCTAATGTCGCGCCCAGCGTACACCAACTGGATGATCCGATACATGCAGTTGCGCGCGGCGGTGCGCGATGGCACCGACCGGACGATAGCACCAATGCTCCGCCACGTGTCTGGTCTTGAGCGGATGGCGCACGACAACCCTGCGCTATGGCCAGCATATGCATCTGTCGCGGCCGAGACGGAAGCGATGCAACAGGCAGTCGGCGGCGGCGATACGAAGGCAAGTGCATCATCGTCAGGAGACGAATCGCGTCTATTATCGCAGGCACGCAACGCGCTTCGTCGCGGCGCCGATCGCGCCAAGGTCGAGGAACGCCTGAGATCCATGGGCGTCAATCCGGGGAAACTGTAGATATGGCAGTCGGAAATCCGTTTGACGATCTCGTTCCACGCGCCGCGCCAGTGCAAAATGCACAGGATGAGGCGGGAGCGCTGCCAAAAAGCCTTGGGTTCGATGCGTTTGGCACGCCGCTCCCAGGCACGATGGTGGAAGGGTTTGGTGTTGGCTCGCTGCCGGGTGCAGTTCCGGCTATGGGTGGGCAGCCCGTCGCGCCCGTACCGCAGCCGGGCGGGTTTGAAGATCCCCAGCAATACGTCGAACTTGCCAAGGGCGTCATTCCAGGTGCGATCAGAAGTGCTGGAACGGCTGTATCTGCACCTGACGTGTACGCTGCCGGTGCGCAAAGCGGCGCGGCCGAGCGCGTGCGCGAGCGGCTGGCCATGCTGGAGCGAGCGGAACGCGGCGAGGCCATTTCCCCGCAAGAGGACGTTGCCGGCTACGCGCAGATGTCGCCAGATCAGCGCGCCCGCGCTCGTGATGGCTTGAACCGGATTATCCAACAGCAGTGGGTGGCGTCGCCGACGCCCGTGCAGGATCGCCCGTTCTTCAAAATGGGCGAGGCCATTCAGGACTATGCCAAGGGCGTCCTTCCGCCTGTGCCGGGGTATGACCGAGCGTTCGGTCGCCAAGTTGGTGAGGGCCTTGGTTCCGTTGCGTTCGGACTTCCGATTGCCGCATTGACCGGACCTGTCGGCGGCTTGGCCGTGTTTTCGTCGATGGGTGTGGGCGAGGCAACGCAACGTGCTGTCGAGTTCGATCGCAGGGAGCGGGCTGCCGGACGTTCAGGCTTGTCGCAGGATCAGATTACGACGGCCGGACTTTTGGGCGTCGGACCTGGCTCGACTGATTTGCTTCCCGTCGAGGTTTTGCTTGGCCGCCTGCCACTTCCCATCCCGCAAGCACTCCGCCGGCCGATAGCGCAAGCCATAGGCCGCGTCGGCATTCAGGCGGCAATCGAAGGCGTGCAGGAAGGCGGCCAAGGGTTCCTGCAAGACCTGATTGCTCGCGAGGTCTACAACCCGAACCAGCAATTGGGTGAGCAATTCCGCGATGAGGCTGCTGTCGGTGCCGCTGTCGGCGGTTTGACGGAGGTTCTGCGGCAGGTCGGCACCGGCATGGTGCGCTCTGCCGCTGGTCGCCGTGGCGGCAGTTCTGCGCCAGCGACTACGCCAGAAGTCTCTGCGCAGCCCCAGGAGCGGCGCGAGCCAACTTTGGAGTGGCCAGCACCTCCTGCATTTGAAACGCCGCCAGCGGCCACGCCAGAGGCTACAGCGGCCACGCCGGCACCCCGTCAGCGCCGTCGCCAGCCACAAGCGGCACCCCCTGCCACCGAAGCAAACGCGTTTGCCGATCTGGTGCCGGCGAACCAAAATACGCGCGTCGAAGATCAGCCATGGGTTGCCGATCTGGCGCGATCAATGACCGAACCGGCAAAAGAACCGGCAACGGATCTTGGTTCTGGTGCGGAAACCGTATCCAATCCAACGGGTTCTGCTGTTTCTCAACCGGACAATAAACCGGCAGAAACCGTAACGCTCTATCGCGGCGAAGGTGTTGGTGCAGAGGCCGATCCATTACGCCCAGAGCGTGCAGGGCGTTGGTGGACGGTCGATCCAGCGTCGGCACGTGGATACGCAGGCCCTGGCGGCAGCGTCTATGCGATAGACGTACCGCTGAGCGAGGCAGCGCGGCTCAATCAGTCGCGCGAGAACCCGAACGACTTCGTGGTGCCACCTGAGTTGCGAGCTGATCGGCGGGTGATCGAGCAGCTTGACGCTTTGGCAGACGCGCAAGACGGGTTGCGGTCGGATGTCCGCGATATGAGGGGCGTTTCGCTGACTCGTCAGCCGCAGTCGCAGTCGCGCGGAGGTTGGGAGATTGGCCAACCGATGCGAATGGTGACACCGGATGGATCGATGCAGATCGATGCCGTGCCGATGGTGGTCGATTATGCCAAACTGAAGCCGGCCACCGGAGATCTTCAACCTCGCAATCGCAAAAACCGTCCCGAGTACCGACAGATCATTCGACAAAACGCCAAAAATTACAATATCGACCTTGGGATGGTGCCGAACGCCACGCCAGATCGCGGCGCACCGACTGTGACCGGACAGAACATCGTGTTGGCCGGGAATGGTCGAGTAGAAACAGTAAAGGAACTCTACAGCCAGCCGCATCTTGCGTTTAAGGCTGCCGAAATCCGATCGTATATGACGCAGTTGGAACCTTCCGCCGCCAGAATGAAGATGCCCGGCATCGTCATGGTGGTGCCTCAGATGGCGCACGCGCAGCAGGTCAGATTTGCAGATTTGGCAAACCGCAGTGTGATCGCTGAAATGGGCCGCACGGAAAATTCCAAGCGCGATGCGGCAAACATAGGCGCGGAAGGATTTTCTCTTTATCAAGGTGGCGATCTTAACTCACCAGAAAATCAGCGGTTCCGCAATTTCGTTTTGGACACCGCACCCCGCAACGGTCGTACACCTGTCGTTACCACGGCAGAATTAAATACGATGTCCAGGGATGGGGTCTTATCGCAAGAAGGCCGGTCGCGCATCGAAGCTGCGTTGCTGGCGGCGGCTTATCCAAACTATCAGCTGTTGTCTAGTATGCTGGAATCGACGGATACCCAGATCAAGTCGATTGCGAAAGGTATGCTCAACGCCGCTCCGGTAATGGCTCGCCTTGGTGCGGCGATCGACACCGGTCAGGCATCTAAGGATCTTGATCCTAGGCCGACTCTGGTCGAGGCCATTCGCGAGATCAATTCACTACGGCAACCGGGACAGCCTAATCAGGCGGTTGCATCGTGGCTGGCGCAGTCTGACGCATTCGACGACAAGGCTCCGGTCAAGGCGTGGGTAAAAGCGTTCTACTACGAGCGCGGAGACGGTGGCCTCAACCAGCACACTAGCGATCTCGTCGCCATGTTGCTGAACGGCTACGCCAACGAGGCGATGGGCCATATCGACGCCAGCGCGGATATGTTTGGAGGCGTTACTCCAAGCCAAGTGATTGGCCAGCAGAGCGCCGATGTTGAAGCGGAGCGCCAACGACGATTGGCAAGGAGACAAGGGAATGACGACACCGAAACAGGGGACATCTTCAGCGCAAATCAAACTGTGGGCCAAGGTGTTCGGCAAGGTCGGAATGCAGACGGGCGACGGACGGATGATCCAAGCGTCCAAGGATCTGGCGAAATCCTCGCCGCCATTGGTGCAGCCCCCAGCCGGATCGAATGGGAAGCCCGTGAAATCCTGAACGACGCGCGGTCGCTCGAAACCGAAATGAAGCGCAACGGCGCTTCCCCGGCCGAGATCGCTGATACGTTCAACAAACGCTATGGCGCAGCGGTAACGGCAGAGCAGGTCGAGACCGGCGACGTCTGGTGGCGGTATCTCAAGGGCGAGCAGGCGTTCGTCGATAGCATAGACCCCAGCAATCTTGGCGGTGGTTTGCCGGATGCCGTCATCGAAGCCAGAATCGCCGATCTGCCAACCGATGGCGTGGCTCCAGGTTCGATCGACCTGAACGCGCGCCCAAGCGAGCCGGCAAAGGCGCGTGGATTGGCGGAGCAGCGCGATACCGCGTCGCCGGGTCCGAAGCTGACGCCAGAATTGCGCGATATGGCCTTGGCCATGGCCGAGCGTGGCATGGCACCAAAGGATATCGCAGGGAGGCTTACCAAGCAGTTCGGTCAATATGTTCGGCCAGCGTTGGTCGAGCAGGCCGTAGCTCAGGTGCGTGGTGAGGCAGACGCCAGTCGCAGGTCGCAGTTGGCTGCCGAGCGCCGGCTGGCATTCCACCAGAGCCCGGAGCAGCGCCAGATCCGATCAGAGCGCATGCGCCGTCTGATGGAGCGTCCCGGCTACCGCGAAGAACAATCCGAGCGCATGCGCCAGACCATGGCGCGACCTGAAATGCAGGAATGGCTCAAGGAGCGCGGCCGGCAACTGGCGCGGGAAAAAGGGCGAACGGTTTGGACGCCGGGCATGGTCGAGCGGCTAGGTCAGCCTGACTTGCGCGCGAAGACCAGCGCTGAAATAAGAACCGTTTTGAGCAAAGAGTTTCCAGACGATTCTGTCAACCTCACTGCCGATGCCGTGCGCCAGAAGCGTGCTGAGCTTGGCTATCAGTACGATGGCGATCGATATTTATCGTCATCGCCGCTGACGGATGGGATGCGAGCGCGTCTTGCGACGCCAGAGTATCGAAACCTGACAACCGATCAAGCCGCCGCAGCGTTGAAGGCGGNANTTNGCGATGCAGCGAGCCGTGTTACGACCGGTCACCATACAANTCGTTGCGCGCTCGCAATCCGAACCTTGCACACACCGGCCGGCGGGGAACGCCAAAGGGCTTCCAATGGAGCGTTGAAGCCGACAATCGTCTTGCTGCACTGATTGATGAGGCGCCGAATTTCAATGAGCGCGCGGTTATTCTCAATGCCGAGTTCGGCGGCGGGCTGACACCGAAGGCCGTCCAGCGGCGATGGGAGAAGATCAAGAACGCCGTCTTGCGACAGCAGGGTGAGGAACCTATGTTTGCAGTGGGCGGGTGGACGCCCAAGGACTTGATCGATTTCATTCGGGGGAAGACGGATGCTGACACCGCAGGAACTGCGACAGAGCGCTCACGTCCAAATAGACCAAGCGGACAAGTTGCCGCCGAACAGCCCGGAACAGGCCAGACTGGCAGCGCAAGCAATGGAGGCGTTGATGCTGGCGGACAATATAGACGCGATGGATCATTCTCAGTCCAAGGGTTCACTGGTCGGATCATTCCTACGACGCCTAATCCAAAGGGATTGAGGCAAGTGTACGTCTATCTGCATCCGCCAAAAGTGACGTGGCCGTTCGTTGCCAACCCCGTCACCGCTTTGCGCAATCTCGACCATTCCGGCCCGATCCATATGGCCAAGGCCAAGGTGTCGGAGGTCGAGCCCGGCGTGTGGCAGGTGCAAAGCCTAAACGTCAAACCGAAGTACGTGCTCAAAGGGCTCGGGACCGAGTTCCTAGATGCCGTGCAGCAGCAGTTGGGCGGCGAGATCATTGCGCCCGACACGATGACGCCGGAAGCCTACGCGATGTGGAATGCTTGGGAGCGGCAAGGGGATATCATTCCCGGCGCGATCACCAGCATCACGAACTACGTAGAGCACAATGGCAAGTATTACAGCCCGAACGCGTTGCGCGTCGAGCAACGACAAGCCGCAGTTCTAGCCAACACGGCGACAAAGGCAGAAGATCGGAACAAGTTCCGTAGGGCGTACAACGAATTGTCCGATCTGGTGGAGAAGTTGCCGCCGGAGGATGATGGGATACTGGCGGCGATTACTGCTTACCATGGCAGCCCGCATGACTTTGATAAGCCTTCGCTTTCAAGGGTGCGCGATGATCAAGTTGAGGCTCATGGCGTTTTCGTTACTTCGCGACCAGACTACGCGGGAACTTACGGTAGTAAAGTTTACGAACTCGACATCAGCCAACTTGATCCGGCGCGAGTTCGTGGGTGGGACGATCCCGTTCCAGCGGACCAATTGTCCAGTTTCGGTGTAAAAGAGAACCCCTATCCGCGCGCACCGATCAAGACGTGGGGCGATCTCTATCGCGCTGTTACGTGGCGACACGTCGCCGTCGATCCCAATGCGCCCATGGAACGCGGGCTGCCACTGTCACAGCAGGGTCTAAACCAAGATGCGCTTCGATCGGAGTTCACGCGTCGCGGAGTAGACGCGTTTCGTTATCGCGACGCCGCAGTCGGCGACGGGTGGAACCACGTCATCCTGGACGACTCATTGATCAAGATCGTTGCGAAAGACGGCAAGCCCGTTACACCACAACAGCGCGACGACATTCTTGCTGCCCATGCCGGACCCGATGCGGCCATCGGTTCAACACAAACCGGCACGATACCCGATGAAGCAGCACGTCAGCGCGCGCGTGAAGCTCTCAAGACGTGGTGGCCTACAGACGACAGGCTATACATCGACCGAGACCTTGACGGTCTCATCGGTGCAGGAAAGGTCGTTACCGGACAAGCCAACGTTCCGGTCGCTGACATCAAGTCGATCCAGAACGAGATCAGCGTCGCCAGGGTTCGTAAATCGCTGAGCGACATAGCCTATGGATTGCCGATATATCCTATCGAAGTTGCCATAGCCAAGGATGGCACGCCGTTTGTGCTTGATGGTCACCATAGGTGGTATGCGGCGAAACTTGCAGGCGTTCCGGAGCTAGCTGCCAACGTCAGGGATGCATCGACGGGTGGGCTGCGGCTGCCTGCTGATGATGGCAGCGCGTTCTTCGCCGCTTCGTCTGGTCTCGACATGTCACCAGAAGCACGCAAAGCACGTGCGGAGGCGATGGGGTTTGATACGAGTAGGGTGTGGTATCGCGGCGTAAGCGGGATGCACGCGCTACGCCCATACTCGATGTGGACCACCAGTCCAGGCGAGGCGTCGGCATACTCGCAAGGTGTTGCACTCACCAATACCGGCGACAACGCCAACGTCATGCCCGCTTACATGAAACGCGGGAATGGCCGCAATATCGACCCGGAGATAGAGGAAGCACTATTCGAGACCGAAGAAGATCCCGACGTCGTCGCCAAGGATATCATCGACTCGGAAGGACTGGACTGGGTGGAGTTCCACCATCCATCCGTATCGCATGACGACGATCATGTTGTTCGCGTCGTCAAAAGCCCGTCCAGCGCACGTTCAATCAACGCCGCCTTTGATCCTGCCCAGGAAGCCAGCGCCAATCTGATGGCTGCTGTGAATGGCGAGATCGGCGCCAAGCGTGACGCTGCGATGCGTGCGCGTGCGGCGCAAAGTTTTGCCAATGGCAAGGTGGTGCGGATAGAGCCGGAAGTTGTTGCCGAGGCTTTGGATCGTATTGAGCAATTCGCCGGGATGTTCCCGCCTGGAACGCCAGTGGGTACGGTTGAGAGTATCGCGCCCTACAAGAACTTCCCAACCGCTGGCATGGTCCGCGTCACGTTCAAGCTGGCGGACGGCAGCAAGGCGTATTCAAATCAGCGGTGGTCATCGATCGCTGGCGTCAGAAACGGGCTTTGGCCGGCTACCACCGACGACGGGCGCAGCGTTGGCGTTGTCAGCTTCTTCCGCTTTGATTTCACGGGCTACACGAGCCAGGTATTCCGGGGTGAACTGGGGCATGAGAACGTCCATGCTCTCTGCCGGGGCGGGCATCTGAGTGATTTCATCATCGGTCGGCTGGCGCGGCATAGTGACGATCTCCGTGTGATGGATATGGGTCTCATGTCGTTCATGGAGGCGACGGGACATCCGAACGCTAGGCTTGCGGTAGACAATGAGAGCTTGGCCAAGATCTACAACAGACTCTACGCTGGCCAGCCTGACATCAAGGAGAGGATAGCACAAGAGAAGGTGGCGCACCTCACCGAACTCTACAATGCGGGCGCGGTGGACGTTGATCCGGAGATCGCGGTGATTCTCGACGCCATCTTAGATGGTAGCATATGGAGAGTGCCGCAAGGGGATGCGGCGCAAGGTGAGATGGAACTTGTCGGGGCTGCGCAAGCAAGCCAGAGCCCATCCAACATGGAACTGCAACGCGAGAAAGCGGAAGCGGCTGGGTTCGACACGTCGGTGAACTACTGGCACGGCACCGGCCGCGATCTGACTGAAACAGGGTTCGATCTCCGCAAGGCACAGGACAAGGAAGGTCGCCGTCGCGGCGTAGGTCTTGGCAAAGGCAAGGTCTATCTCGACGCAAACCGTGAAGGCGGCAACAGTTGGGCCATGGCTGCCAAGGATCGCGGCCTTGGCGATCGACCTAACGTTGTTGGCCCGCTTTGGGTGCGAGGGCCACTGATCGACGAGACGGATTACAAGGCTGAGTTCGAGCGCATATCGGGTGGCCGTCCCATCACTGATTCGACACTGGACATGGCAGAGCGTGACCGGCTTATCGCAGCGACCGACAAGGCTGTTAAGGCGCAAGGATACAAGGGTATCCAGACCGTTTATCGCAATCGCGATGGCAGCGTTGCCGAGCTTGGTCAGACGGCGATGTTCAATACCAGCGACATCCGCCATGTGAACGCGGACTTCGACCAGGAACGCAGCGGTAGCTCCGATCTCATGGCTGCTGCCCAGAAGGCCAAGACTCGCCTTGCTGCACTCCACAACCTTTCCGCTGAGAACCTTGCCTTTGCCGACAAGATGGGCGGCATAGCAGTGCCTTCCATCGGCGTTGTGAAGGAAGGCATGGGGATGGGTCATGGCTTTGGCGAGATCACGATGATCGGCCAGAAAAGCCTAGGCGATCCGAGCCAGAACCCGGTGTATGACGCGGACGCTTGGTCAATCAGGTTCCCGCGTCCTGACTACAAGGCGGTATCGACCAGCAAAGCGCAGCCTTTAATGGACGCGCTGCGACCCTACGGGATAAAGTTCGACGACACTGGACCGGCGCAAGAGACATGGGACGCCATGGTCAACCGCCCCAATCCCGAATCAGCAATCCGACCGATGCTGCGCTCAAAAGCGGCTCAGGCGATGTTCCTGGACAAGGTGAAGGGCAAGACCGTCGAGCCTGTCATGCGCAGTGCGATGGTCGGTTCACGCTTTCCGTGGATAGATACCGCAGCGTTCAAGGCATTTCTCAAAGCAGCGCCAAAGGACTGGTCGTATAGCGAGCCTGAAAACGAAGCCGCAACACGCCAGATGCTTGGGCAAGCCATATCCGACGCAATCGACGAATACGTCGCATCGAAGAACATGACGACGGACGGACGAACGCTTGACGACGAGGACAAGGCACACTTCCGTGAACTGTATCGCGACCATGCCGTCACTGACGACAATCAGCCGATGATCAACACGTGGTCCCTCCAACAGGACGTGGACAAGATCGGCAAAAAGGCCGTCGACAGCGCCAAGACACGCGAGCGACTGGAACGCGCGATCAAGCCGTTCGAGGCTGAGTTCAAGACGTGGGCAGAGAACCAGATCGTGCCGCTGTACGGCGAGCCAAGGATCAAAGTGAACGGCAGGTTCGAGCCTTATACGCTGGAGAACATCACGCGCGTCATGACCGCGCCGCGATCCGTCACGGCGCAAGAAGATCACATGACGTTTGGTGAAGGTAAGGCACGCGCTGCTGCCGCATCTCGTATCGGCAGCGTCGAGGAAGCCCGCACCCGCGCTGACTGGCAGATGGCCGACGAAAAGAGCGTCAACGAGGCTCGCGAAAAGGCCAAGGCGCTGATGGAGGAATGGCGCAACGCCGTGGTGCCGTACAACAAGTACGTCCGCGCCAATTCTGGCCAGAGCGGGTCGTTCGGTTCGACGTTTGAAGCTCTCGACGGATCAATGCGAGCCATGGCGGCATGGGCCAAGCGTGGCGGCGGTGCAAGCGGCCTGAGATCAGCGCTGGCGCGAGAAGACTTTGTCGGCGTTCCTGCTGACGTGCTTGAGCTTGGCCTAGAGGCGGGCAAGGCGTTCATGGAAGCGCCCGTTCCCTACTTTGAGTCCAAGCCGCAACGCGTGGTGAAGCTGAACGAGTTCGCTGGCGCGGTGATCCCCAAGAACGCATCGCCAGAAACCCGCGACATTCTCGACAAGAACGGCATTCCATACCGTGAGTACGATTCGAGGAAGGAAGACGCCAAGGACAAAATTGCGGCCAAGTTCACGCAGGATCTGGCAAAGCAGGGCAAAGACACGCTGTTTGCCATCCAGCGCCAGCGCCTGCGCGACCAAGACACACTCGGCTACTACTCTCATGCATTGGAAGTGGCACGAGACCTTAAACAATCTCGCGGCACGCCAGAGCAGATGCTGGCGCAGCTTAAATCCGCAGGCGTCAAGGATGCGGAGATCGAGGCGACAGGGTTGCGTGGTTTCCTCGACGGCAAGAAGTCCATCACCCGTGACGAGATAGTGGCCCACCTGGAAGCAAATAGGGTGGGGCTGAGGGAGAGCAATTACGGATTTGACCGCAGCGGAACAACAGCGGCCGACACTTTTGCGCGACTGATGGACTACGATATCAACGCTGAGACCACGCGAAGCGGTCAAGGCATGTTTGACATCATCGAACAGTTGAAGGGGCGCGAGATCGACATTCCGAACTCAAGCGCCGTTGGTTACAAATTCCCAGATGGCTCGATAATTCGCATCACAGAGGATCAATGGGCCGTTGAAGGCCAGCGCTCCACTAAATGGTCCTCCTACTCCATCGATCCATCGAACCCCACCTACAGGGAGACGGTGCTGCATCTGCCGGACACTGAAAAGCGCCTTTACGCATGGGAATGGTTTGACCCGGCAACGCAGCGCAGCGCCACATACGACACTGAGGAAAACGCTCGGCGCGCGGCCCCTCCCGGTGCAGTGGTGCAGCCAAAGGAGACAATGACGCTGAACGCTGGTTTCCGCTCCGGCCATTTCCCCGAGCCCAACATCATCGGCCATATGATGACGTCAATGGTCAAGCATGAGGGCCAGCCGGTATACCTCATCGACCAAATCCAGAGCGATTGGGGGCAGAAGCTCAGGGATGGAGGCGTCAGGGATGAGGGTAAGATCGCACGGCTGCGCTCTGAGATTGAAGCACTGAAAATATCACAAGAGGCGCAAGAGGCGCTATACCAGCGCAACTACAATCTCGACGAAGCGATCAGCAAGCTGGTTTATGAACTCCGAAACGGTTTTGACGGGCCGAACACGAAGTCGGCGCTTGCCGAGTTGACTAAGATGAAAAATCTTGAGCCGCAGCAGGCGTCGGAAATCGCACGCTTGCGTGCTGAATTGGAAACGGCACAAGCCGCCACTCCCGGCAATCCCCTCGTCAACACCACCGACCAGTGGACGACGACGACACTCCGCCGTGCACTCCGTCAGGCGGCAGAAGCAGATGCGGCCTATATCGCGATCCCGAGTGGCGATACGGTGCTGAGCTACAATCCTGGCGATGAAGGCGGGATGCGTGGGTTTTACGGGGCCACGCAGGTTCGCAGCGCTGATGAGTATAACAAGCTGAAGGCCGATCTGAAAGACGCGGAATGGGAATACAATCAAGCTCTAGCGTCCCAAACGGAAGTTCGGAAGCGGAACGCCGAACGCACCACGCCGAACAGCGCCACCGAACTCAAGACTGCCCGCAAGGATGTCGATGACACGGCGGCCAAGGTTGATGCGATATTCAAGCGGCTCAAAGTGATTGAGAAGGCAAGCGACCGACTGATCGACGGAATCGTCCCCAAGAACCTGCGCAAAATCCTCGAAAAGCTGGACAAGGACAGCGCCAAGCCGATCAAGGTGGACGAACTCGAAACCCCTTCCGGCATGAAGGGAAACGGCTTCACGCTGTTCCCACTGACGCCCAAGATCAAGGCTGATGTGATGGAACGCGGACAGGCCATGTTCGCGTTCGGCGGCGAGCGCGCCAAGACGGCCGACATGGATGCTCTCGCTCGCGCCAAGCAGCTGGAGGCGGATGGATCGACACGCGATCAGATCTGGACCGACACGGGATGGTTCCGTGGTGTCGATGGCAAGTGGCGGTTCGAGATCGATGATAGTGGGGCTGGTTCACCCGTTCCAATGCGGCAATGGATCGAACGTCGCAACGGCGTTCCGATGGCTCCGAGTGCTGGCGGCGCATACGCTTCCGCAATGGAGGCTCGTGGTGGAGATGGCATGCTGCAGTTGCGTAACTTGTTGCAGCACGACGGCCTGAGTTCCGCATATCCTGATATCATGGCATACTCGGCGGGATTGCTTCGCGAAGGTAGTGGCGCACGAGGTACGTTCAACCCAACACGGAATACGTTTGGGTTCAACGAAGCGTTGGCACCAAAGGAGTTCAAGAGTACAGCCTTGCATGAAGGGACACACGCAATCCAGAAGGATGAGGGCTTTGACGGTGGGAGCAATTTAGCTATCGCCAAGCAAACTCCGGAATATGCCAAGGCGCTGGCCGATTTGAGTGCGCGCAAAGACCCGACCGGAATGGACGCATGGACTAATGTTGACGTAACGACACCGCAATCGCTGGCTGACAGCGTTTATCGACGGTTTGCTGGCGAAGTCGAAGCCCGCGCCGTCCAGAAGCGCATGGACATGACGGCAGATGAGCGTCGCGCCCGTCCTCCCTGGCTTGACTACGACGTGCCGGAGGATCAGCAGATTGTTCGGTTTGGTGCTACCGGCCCGGCACTCTCGTTCGGCACGATTACTTCTCCAGGCGCAGACATCAACGCCTACACCACAGCCATCATTATGGCCAAGCGTGGCGCGTCACCCAAGGAGATCTGGGACGCAACCAACTGGTTCAAGCGCAACGGCCAGTGGCTGTACGAGACCGATGAACCCGACGAGATCAAGACCGTCGCAGATGCTCGCATACATGCAGAACGGCAGCGGATGACACCGGATCAACGCCGCGCGACACCCCCATGGGAAACGCCAGTTCCGCAAGCGGCACGTCGTGCCAGTGGTGGCAGCGTAGAGGTTCCGAAGCTCGACACAGATTCCATTGAGCAGGCGATGGCGATTATTCGGCGTGCTAGTATGAAATAAAAGACTGGCTCTGTTGGGTTGGTCGGCGATGCACGGATCGGGCTTGCCACACGCTAGGACATCGATAAGAGTCGTGCGGCGGCTACTCGCATCCACTGCGGCGCGTGCGCTCGACCGTCATGCTCGATATCATCCGCGTACATCCTCAGCATTTCGCTCACCTTTTCGTCGCTGGATTCCTCCGCCGCCTTGAGTGCTGCGTCTGCGGCGGCTTTGTGTCGTGGAGTCTTGTCCATGTCTGCTAAGTCCTCATGCAAGCCGATCAGACCGGGCTCTGTTGGTTGGGTTCGGTCGTCGCTGTCTTTGTAGAGACTTCGCGGTCGATCGACGTTGTGTAGGGAGCCGGTCCCGTCGACAGATTCGTCCGAGCTAGGAAGAAAGTCAGTGTATGATCCGTAAATCCTAGCACTCGACGACGGTGCGCCGTTGGCAATCAGCCCGTCCCTCTCACCATACTCTGCGGCGCGGTAGGAGGTAAGCAGCTTTTCTATGTTGCGCTGCGCGGCAGGCGACGCCTCGCTTAGCGCGATTACTGCCAGTTCAATCAGCAGGCGCTTTTCTTCCGGTGTCATGTCGTGGGCCTCACTCCACAGGGTTGCGTATCGCGTTTTCGATGTCGCGAAGCGTCTCGTTGAACCACAGTTCTTCCTCAACTTCGGCGTCGTTGCCGTCGACCATTGTCGGGCTGTCGTCGCGTACAACGTCGGCGACAATCTTCGCGCACCGTTCGCGTTCCGCTGCGACCGCCGCCTCTATAATAAAGGCCAACTGATACTGCATGCCCTCGATAGCCTTCCGGCCAGCTTCGTCTGGCTCGAAACCTTCACCAATCTCGATCCTGCCATCCGTCGTTATCGTCAGGAACATCCTGCCCTGAGCAACAAATCTGAACGCCGATGGCGCCAACGGCTTTGACATTGTCCACTGTGATGGATCGTCGCTCATGACCGGCCCTTCCTACTCCCAATTCCCACATTTCGGGCAGACCCAAGATCCCCACGCATCGCGCCAGAACATCATGACCCGGCAAATACGACACCACGGTTCTGAGTGCTCAAAAGGGTCGGGTTCGTCACACATGGCGGCCTATGTTGGTTGGGGGCGAACGTAAACGGGCAAAATCGCTTTGACGCTTCTTCTATCGTGGGCGGATTCATAGCGGCGTTCTCCGCTTTCTGATTTGCGCGCCCCGATTGCTGCCGGCGCCCGCTGGTTCTCTCACGGCCATTTGAGGTATCGGCCGCATCTTGCACCTCCGCGTCAGAGGCCAAACTCATTGGCGTTGTTGATATAGCAAATCGCCGCTTGCATGTAAAGCGGGATTGTGGCAATACCGTCTTATGCGACGCACAAACAAAATCGCCCCTGTGGACAAACCGGACGCCATCTTGTGGCACGGCTACGCGCGCGTCTCGACTGACGACCAAGACCTGCGAATGCAGATCGAAGCCCTTACGAGAGAGGGCGGTGTCGAGCGCGACCGCATCTATCAGGACAAGGCGAGCGGCAAGAACACCAAGCGCACGGGCTTGCAAGACATGCTTGCCCACGTTCGCAGCGGCGAGGGCATCATGGTCTGGCGCTTCGACAGGCTCAGCCGGTCCATTCGCGACCTCGTGATGATCTTCGACGATCTCGAAACGCGCGGCATCCAGCTCCGCAGCATCCACGAACAGCTCGACACGACAACGCCCATGGGGCGGCTGATGTTTCAGCTTGCTGGCATCCTGGCTGAGTTTGAACGCAACCTGATTGCGGAGCGGACCAAGCTGGGCATGGAGACCGCCAAGCGCCACGGCGTGCGGTTCGGACCCAAGCCGCGCCTCACGGAAGCCAAGTTGCAACGTGCGATAGCGATGCTGCGCGCCGGCCAGCCTGTTGGCGTAGTGGCGCGGCGGATGGGCGTGGCCAATGTCACGCTGCGGGAGAAGGTCTTAAAGACGACGGGTAAGAAACTGTGGCCAGACGGGCCACGGACGCGAAGCAAACGTAAAACTAGGTAGGAGCGGAACGTGACAAACGATTACCCGGTTGTGGAGCGACTGCGCGGCCTCATGGGCAACGCAACGCGCGAGCACATGAAAGATTACGAGCGCACAGCCGCAGATGCTATTGACCGCATCCTGATGCTTCAGGCAGCACTGTCCGCCATCTTTCTTGCGGCTGACAATGCCGGCAACGAGCAAGAGTGGGCCGACATGGTCTCGGCTGAAATGACGGACGAGCGCCGCGCGCTTGTCAGCAAAGACTGAGAGGGAGGATGGATGGCATATACAGATAACCCAAAGCCCCGCACCGATGCCGACTACGCCATCGAGTTCGGCGAGTACATGGCGGTTGCAGCCGACCACTACCTTGATGTGTCGGACAAGTACCGCGATCAGGTCGAGAACGGTGGGCGGCATCACATCCACCCGGATATGGTGTCTGACGCATGGTCGGGTCTGCGTTCTGCCGTGTACGAGTTCCGCAAGAGGGCAACCCGCGCCGGGCACAAGCCGTCCGCTGCAAAGTTCAACAGATAAGACGGGAATGGAGCGCTCGTGATTATAGCGGTTGATCTAGCCCGAGCTGGTTCCGATCTCACGGTTGTAACGATGCCGGGCCATCGTATGCGCTCAGGCGAGCGGCTGTTTCTGATCGGGTCGCCAAACGCCGTTCGCCATCACGTGGATCTGGTGTTTGACCAGTCTCGGTTTTCAATAACGACGTACCGTCGCCCGTCGAATGGCTATAGGCGCCACCTCCGACGGGCAAAGGCCATGGCAAGAATCTGAGGGAGGCAGGGATGAGCGACGAATGGACCGCTCGGCGCTACGTCGAGCACTACACGCAGATGGTCGAGCATTACCGCTCGTCCGCAATTTTTATCCGTGGCGATCTCACTGCCTGGAAGCACGAGCGCGAACGTCCAACGACTGCGACCGACCGCGACGTAGCGATGACGGGCGAATCGGCCCTGACTACTACCGCGCAGACGGGGCCATACGGGCGATCAACCACCTCGCCGCCCAAGCCGAGCAGCGGCGCCGAAAGTTCGAAGAATTGGCCATCGTGGCCGGCTACGGGTGTCTCGACACGCTGGCGCGAACCCGCGCTATGCTCAGCACGTAAGACGGGATTGGAGCGGACGATGGCTGATAGCTTGTGGCACGCCAACATCCAGGAGAAGCCTGCATTCCGGCAGCGCATGTTCGAGACGCTGGTGATGCACGGCATTTGGATTTTGATCCGCTGCGCGTTCGGCGCCAAGCCATACGCCGAGGCGATGCAGCTTCGCCAAACGATGATCGACTACGGCGACGCGGTTGACGAGAACGACAATCCGAAGCGGCGAGCGTTTCGTCGGGAGTGTCACTACGCACCGCTGCCGTTGCCTAAGAATCCATAGGAGCGGAAAATGCGCAGCCGACCAAAGTGGAACGCGCTCAAGGTGATCGGGATCGTAAAAATCATGAGGCCGTCTCGTCTGCGCAGGCCTGTCACGATTTGTCAGCGCAGGGATCGCGCCTACGAAAGAGCGCGCTTGGCAAATGAGCGGTATGCAGCGCGACTGCCACGTTCAATTGCAAGATAGGAGGAACCGATGGACTGGCTTGATCGCATGTCTTTCGCAGAGCGCGAGATGACGCAGGGGTTTATGGACGGCTATGATCGGAGTGCGCCGCGTCCGTCGTCGAACCGCAGCCTGTCGTATCGCTGGGGGTTCATGAACGCGCTTCGCGATCGCAACGAACATCCGCCATTCAGTAGCGCGAAACGCGCTCGCAAGCTGGCGGAGTATGTGATCCGTCGCGACAATAGACGTTCAGCAAGATAGGAGCACTCGTTGACCAGGGATCAAATACGCCTGTCGGTTCGGCGTGCGCTAGGTTTGCCCGACGCCGTGGACGCGCCGGAGATCGATGCGCACGTGACGGCGCTGCTTGACGAAGGATGGGTCGCTCCACTCACTATCGCGAAGATGGTGGCGGCCCGGCTCGGCCTATCAAAACGGTGAGGGAGAAGTCATGGCAGATCGAAGCATGGACCTTTACGACAGCGATACCGGCGCCAGCTTGGAAGCTGACGTGGTGCAAGACATTGCATCGCTGGATGATCCGATTGAGTTACGATACTGCACGGCAAAGCGAGGCCGCATCGTGCAGGTGCGCTGCGGCTGCCGCCGCATCCATTACTTCTACGACGAGCCAGTCAGCCGCGACATGATCCGCGAGGATGAAACCCGCAACGGCGTGTCGCTGGAAACCATACTCGCTCACGCGCCTGCCGCTGCGGCGGCCTAAGACGGTATTGGAGAGGACGATGCACGCGCTACGCCTGAAGGAAACGAAGTCAATCCCGGTGAAGTACATCCGCGCACGTTGCGGCGTGCGCTATTGGGAAGACGCGACTGTCAACGGCGAGGAAGACACGGACGGATCACGCATTCCGCTGCGCGAGGGAACGGCTGCCGATAACGACCATCTTGGCGGCGGCAACTGGTGCCCGACGATCGACCTCGACACGGGCATCATTGAGAACTGGCCGAAGGGGACAACTGCCAGCATCCACTACAAATGTTGCGACGACGGCGACTATGAATTGCTGGATGCTGATCGCAACGTCGTCAAGGCAATCGACGGGTATGTGCCCCCGATCATGTGCCCGGAAGGCGAGGGCTATGGCGACTACGTGATCATGGAGATCGACGGCGACGGGAAGATTGCGAAGTGGACGGCGGACCTGTCCAAGTTTGAAGAAGACGACAGCGACTGAACACCACAGCAAGACGATGAGGGAGATGACGATGCGCGACGGTCGTTTGATGGCCGCCGAACTCGAAGCGGCGCTGGCAGAGAAGGACCAGCGCATTGCTGAACTCGAGGCGGACAATCTACGTCTAGCAAAAATCATGAACCAAACAGCCCACGTGGCCGCAACATTGGGCAGTGGTCATGATGGGTGGCTACGGGGTCGGTTCATGAGCATTAGCAACGCGCTCAATGCTGCAATCAACCTCTCCCAATCAAGCCATGGGATGCGGTTTGATCGTAACGGCAACGAGATCAAGACTACATAGGAGGCTGGCTGATGGAATGCTGCAAGGGGCTGGCGCCGGAGCACGAGTGCAAATGTGCAAAGTCGCATAGTGCATCGCTGTTGACCAATGTCGTAACGCCGCGATGGATCGTGTTAACTCGCGACGGAAAGGCAATGTGGCTTGATCTGATCGATGGACGGTTTGCTTATGGCGGTGATCTAGAACCGAATGATGGCGCGCGTCTGTTCTTAGACTCGCTTGGTCGCCTTCTTGAAGAACGTATTCAGGAAGCGGCGCGCAAGATCGACAAAGCGGAAAGGTAGAGGAAGATGGACGGGACAGTCATCGGCGGTTGGGGGCATGGTCGGATGTTCGACCCCGACAAAGTTGGGCCGCAGCTGGTAGTACCGACGCCGGTCAAACTTGCAACGATGATCACGGCTGATGGCTTGGAACTATCGGCGACAACGGCGCTTCAGTTGGAGCACTACAAGCTGCACCATTTTTCGTATCTCGACGACGACGGCACCACGCAGCGCATCCGACTCTGGATGCCGCTTGAGATTACGCCGAACATGGCCATGCCGTTTCTCGTAGGCATGGCGGCGTCGGCAAAGCCAACCGCCACATGAGGAGAGGCAGATGCGCGAGCCAATGACGTGCACCGATCCGGCGCTCACGCCGACAGAGCCAACACTGGACGAGCTGTTGGCCGGTATCGACGCCGTGCTAGCGGTGCCGGAGCCGATCGGTGAACTGCTCGGCGCGGTGGTCTATCTGCACCACGACAAGCGCGAACTGTCGTGGGCGGGCAACACTGGCGTCTCTGTCGATCAACCGTTTTTGGTCGGAACGCCAATTCGAGATTCAGCGCTGCGCCGTCTCGGCGAGCGCGAGTGACAAAGGAGCGGCTGATGCCAACCTGGGTCGACGCGATCTTGCGTTATCAAGCGGTGCCGCTGTCGCTGCGCATTTGGCTGGTAATCGTTTGCTATACTGTTTTGTGCGTATTAATTCCGTGTCTTGTTGTGTGGGTAGCTAGCGCACTGACGAAAGCAAAATAGGAGAGATCGCCGCCAGAGGCCCATGCACGGCTGACAGCGGTGTGTGCAGAGACCGAGCAATGATGTCGCAAAGTCCGGCGACACGCCCGCGAGGGTCGGTCTAAGGCACCAACACTACATAGGAACGGCGGGCGATGGTGGCCAAGGTTGAGTTCTACGACGGAACGGGCAACGAAGATGAAGCCCGGGTAGTGTCTCAGTTTGAAATTTACTTGTCTAGGCTCTTGGTAATGGCGTGGGTTTGTCTTGGTGTGCCCACCTCCCTGCCTCCTGATGCTATCAGTTCCGCGCTGCAGCCATGACACACATATACAGTCGTCCGACCGGGAAATCTGGTCTCTGGCTGAAGCAACGACTTCTTGCCGTCCTCGTAGCAATTTGCACATATCCAATGAGGTGGTTCGGAGCCGCGCATGGCTTCCTTCACCGCGTAAGCCAACGTCCCATTCCCAAGCTCCTTCAGTTCGTAGCGTTGCTTCTCACTGCTCCAATCTTTCAGGCGAGCAACTTCTTTTTCAATCTCGCGTACTTGCTCAACGAGCGACGTGCGTTCCTCTTGAGCCGCGAACGCGCGCGACTGAGCGTCAAGGATCTTGGACTGAAATTCGATGGACTTGGCTTGAAGGGCGGCAGCGTCCCGCAGACCTATCATCGTCTCCGCAATATCCTTGGCTCCCTTGAGAGACGACATAAGCGCCGATAGTTCACTGACGATCCCTCGCAGAGCAGCGAGAGGATCTGTGCGCGCTTGGCTTTGGGGAGCTTGTTCACAGCTCCTATATATGAACTTTTATGCTTAGCGTCAAGCATGATATGATCACATGACAAGACGACCACGACCCTTAGTGAGCCCTGGCGGCAACACGGTTCGATTATTGGCGGATGCTGCACAGGAAGACGCTCGGGCGCCACCCTAGGTCTTCACTGTCAGCGAAACTGTGCTACTATCTCATGTACCACCCCCCGGCCACGGGTCCACGGGCCTCACTCGGTTCCACCCGCTGGCTAGGCAGGTGCTCGGAAAAATCGCAGGCGATCCATTTTGCGGTGGGTGTCGCCTGCGATTTTGTTTTTGGCTCAGTGCATCGCCTCGTTTGATGACGATGCTTCCTGAGGTGTTGGCACGGCAAGCTTCTTGTCTGGCGTGCGAATAATCGCGCCGGATTTGCTCAAGCGGCTGATGACCGTGTAAAAATAGTTGTCGTTGTAGGATTGTGTGAAGCCAACCGAGGACAGCCGAGACCGGATCTCTGATGGCTTCAACGGGCCGTGGTCGCGAAGGACTTTGGGAACAGCTTCAACCAGCGTGATGCTGTGTTGCTGGGTATTGTCGAGCCCCGCCTGAGTCGGCGTCGAAAGGCTGACGTCGTCAGGCTGGCCATCACTCAAGGCCAACAGTTCGCGTCGTAACGCCACCCGTTTCTCTACAACGGCACGCTCCGCAAGTTTTGGAGCAAGCTCAGCGTCGATCTCCCTGAGCTTACGCTCGTCCAGCTGGAGCATTTCGATGTCTAGATCGTTGTTGCGTCGATCCATGGCATGGCATCCGTCAACCGCTGCAGTAGACGGATGGTTAACCTATCATGATGTGAATGGCAAGACGTGTTTTGCGGTGTCAGGTTTGGTCCCTACTTTTTCCACCGCTTGGCCGCCGCGTTCTTGGCGATCTGAGCCCGTCTTTCCGGGCTCATCTTTTCAGCTCTAGCCTGACCTCCACGCCTACCTAGACTGACGGCGGCCTTATCCTTGCCGTCGTCAGTCTTCTCGTCTTCTTCCTCACCCGTGGCGATCTTCATCACCTTCACGGCGTTCGCGACAACGTCGGCTGGGCGCTTCTCGCCCTTGGGGCCTTTAGGCATCGCTGACGCCCTCCATCCACATCGCAACGGGTCGATCCAGCAAATCGATAATGCGCCATCCGCCAGCGCCTAACTTCTGCTTCGCATCATCAAAACCAGCGCGGGCCTTCATCTCGGCTTCTTCTTTGGTTGGGGCAAGTTCAGTCGCAAGTATGGTGGGGTACTGCGGACATGGATCGGTGCAGAATTGAATTCTGTATGTCATGATTACTGCTCCTGCTTTGCGCTAAGCATAGCATGGAGATGGCCCCGCCTGCACCCGCTGTCAACCGACATAAGCATGTCTCAGATTTCAAACTGAGACACTACCGAAGCCCGCGACGGTGAAGCGCCGATCGCATGCGTCGCTCTCGACCACATTCCGCGCGTTGGCGATAAGGTCTGGCTCAAACCGTTCGGGAGATACGTCGTCGGCGATGTTGAGTTTGAGATCGACAGTCGGCGGTTCAATATCGGTGTTCGCGACGTTTGCATATGGCTCAAGCCCGAAGACGGATACGAGCCGGACTACTCAACACTAAAGACGGACTAGGAGGCTGAACAAATCTAGGGTTGCTTGTGATACAGTGTGGCTGACGTGCAAATAGACGTGTTACTAGACATCAGGCACGACGCGTGCATTGTCGTAAGTGCTTGAAAATACACGACTGGATGGGTGGCCGAGTGGTTTAAGGCACCGGTCTTGAAAACCGAAGGCTACACCATACATAGAATTGATTTCGTTGGGTTTTTTATTGAAGATGGACAGGAGTAGTCGCGGACGTGACATGAACGCACCACGAATGGACGTGGCACAACGTGCAAGTCAACGTGCAAGTCGATCTCGGTAAGCTGCGACAGTCTGCTCAATTGACAAATAAAAAACGCGCACCTTGCGATGCGCGTTGCGGTGGTTTACTTAAAAGTCGACATGGTGGACGCGACGGGCTTTGCACCCGTATCTCCCGCGCACGGGGCTCTGCTTGTTTTGAGCTACGCGCCCACGATATCGGCTCGGTTCTCTAAACGTCGACCACCGGCAGCCTCTTAAGCGCTGCCCTCATGTCGCCCGCTCTTGCGTGGCTGTAACGCATGGTTACCTTGATATCGGAGTGTCCCAGCAACTCTTGAAGCACGTGGAGTGGTGTCGTGCGAGCTGCCAGCGTTGCGAACGAATGCCGCAGATCGTGAAACCGCACACGACCCTTCATGCCGGCGTCATTCACGGCCTTTTCCCAATGTCCCCTAAAGTAGGTGATGTCGAATACCATGTCCGACGTTGCCAGCGCCTTACGGTGATCCAGCAGACGCAACGCTTCCTCACGGATCGGGATCGTATGCCGGTCTTGCGCCTTCCTGTGCTTGCGGTAGACCGTGACGGTGCCGTGATCCAGATCCACGCTGTCCCAGGTCAAGGTTAGCACCTGGCTCTTGCGTAAACCGACCAGCAACCCAAACATGGCGATCTCGCGCGCATGGGTTGGCAACGACGAAAAGATCGTGTGTAGTTGATCGTGCGTCAGATGGGCATCGCGCGGCGGTGGCTCCGTGCGCCGGACCTTTGACCAGTCGATCATCTTGACCGGGTACAGCCGAACCTTGAACGCCAGATTGTGCATGCGCCGCCATACCGACAGCGCCCGGTTGATCGTCGATGGCGAGAACCCGTCTGCCGCCATCTGATCGGCAAACCGTGCGACGTCGGCAATGGTGATCTCGTGGTACATCTTGCCGCCCAGGAACTTGTCGATCCTGTCGAGATGCGGGAACACGTGCGTCACGCCGGCCTTCAGCCCCTTCGCCTCGGTCTCCCAATACTCATCTATGACCTGCCCAAGTGTCTTGGGCGCTCCTGCCTTGCTGCGCTCCCAATCGGCGATGAACTCTGCCTCTAGCTCGCGTCCACGAGCAACCGCTTGCCGCTTGTGCGCGCACTTTGTAGAGACCGAAACGACGGGTTTGCTGGGGTCGGGATGGTTGAATCTGGCGTACCAGAATGGCGACGCCTTGATTTTCGTGACCCACATGGCGCGATCTCCTTCGGAACTGGCTTGCCTGATGCCTGCTCCATCATAAACGCCTGAACGTGGGATGGTAGATACTGCCGTGCCTTGCCGATCTTGAGCCATGGCAAACAGCCCTTCGGGATGCGGCGCACGGTTCGGGTGGTGCATCGAAGGTGCACCGCGACCTCGTCGATGGTCAGTGGCGTTTCAAGGGCGTGTGGCTCGCTCATGGCTTGTCGCTCGGCGGCAAAAAAACCGGCATCCAATGCGTCGGGATGAGATGCCGGTCTGGACTAGGCTTCCAAAACGTATCGACGACGTGCTCATTTCCACGCTTGCGCCAGCACTTGTGTATTCTGCACCAGTACATATCAGTTGAGCGCTCATGAGTTTGCGGAGGATTCCACGAACGCTTGCACCATAGGTCGACGTATGTGCCGTCCATAGGCGCTGTCGCAATCGGTTGCCACATGTCGATCATGCCGCCTCCCGATACCTACCGACCATCTCGGCAAACTCGTACGCTTCGCAGAACGGTATGAGCCGGTCATACGGCAAGCCACCGAACACCATTCCATCGACTTCCGGCAGATCATCGATAACGCGCAACCGAGCCAGATCGCGCGAGCGTATCGCAGTTTCGATATTGTCGGCGATCGACTGCGCTTGCTTTGGCTTGCACGCCAGCATCGGCGGATTGGTCTGAGCCAGTTCAATGATGGCGTCTAGCGTGCCGTGGACTTGAAGCAGCGACGCCGCCGACTTCGCGCCGATGCCCGGCACCCCTGGAATGTTGTCTGAGGCATCTCCAACCAGTGACAGATAGTCGAGCACCTGATCGGGCGTCACGCCAAGCCGCGTAGCGCACACCTCCGGTGTCACGTCTTGTCGCTTCAGATGGTCGAACATCCGCACACCGTCGATGGTGAGCAGTTGCATCAAATCCTTGTCGGAAGTGTGCACCGTCACCTCGCCGCCCATGTCGCTGATGATACGGGCGTAGGTTGCGATAACGTCGTCGGCCTCCATGCCGTCGATCTTGATCGCCGCGATGCCGTGAGCCGTCGTGGCCTCGTGCATCAGATCGATCTGCGCAATCAGTTCTGGCGGACGCGGCTTGCGGTTGGCCTTGTACTCTGGATCGATCTCGGTCCTTCCAGATCTCCCACCGTCCATGATGACGGCCATGTGCTGCGGCGCGTGCTCATCGACGATCGCGGTGAGCATCTTGCAGTAGCCGTACACGGCGTGGATGGCCATGCCGTCCGATGGACGCGTGAGCGGCGGCAAGCCGTAGAATGCACGGTAGATGTAGCCGGAGCCGTCGATCAGGTGAACGTGCATGGTCAATCCTCGGTGTCGCTCAGTAGCCATCCAGCAGTAACCGCGATGGCAATGACGGCGATGATCAGACAGATGGTTATGATGTGTTCAGATGTCATGGTGATCGTTGCCCTAGTCAGTGCAAAATGTACTGCCGTTCGGCAAATGCGTCAATCGGGAAAGGGCGTTTATGGGCCATCCTACGTTCTGAACCTCAACACTATCTGCATTTCGGCTGTCGTATCGCGGCCGGCCACATCCGGATGCCACCGTTTGGCCAGCGCTTTGAACGTCGTGCCGCGTCGGTAGACGTGGCGCTTGGTGACCTGCCACGTCTCGCGATGTCCGTTCAAAACGCGAACCGGGTCGCGGCATTTCAACATGGACAACAAAGCCTTTGCGTATTCAGGAACTGGCGTCCAGCCATCGCACCAACGCCAAACTTGTTGGCGATCCACGCCACAAAGAATAGCAAACCTAGCCTGGGATATACGCAAATCATCAAGCGCGGCTCTGATCTCAAAGCATGTCATAGTCATGGTGACTACTTTGTGGTTACGCTTGGTTTGATGTTATGATGGATAGTAGTCACTGTGACTACGCAAATTCACATCATGCCATTACACTTGTTGCATCATCCTACCCATTCGTTCCCCGCAACGATTCCCAAAACGATTCCGGCTGTCCCCTATCCGGTGGACCAACCGACGCCGTTCCAAACTCCAGAACGGCCACCACCATCGCAGCGATAATCAGCGCTGTGATGAGTGGCACGGCGCTGTGCCTTGCTATCGTGTGCATTGTTCTATCCAATCTGCTTGCGCTCTCGCCCATCGCAACGCGGGCCAATGAACCAAACGCCGTCAACACGCTCCGCTTTGAACTGGCATATTTTCGCCATCCCCATCTGCCTGATGGTGTCGTCGCCGAGCCATTGATCCCACGATCGGTTTCCCCGTGAGATACGCGCTGGCTTGTCTACGCCCTGCCACTCGACGATTACTGTCACGACACTCGGCATGGCTACCTCCTGCTATACGCTTTTTGATTCTTCGCCGTATTCCTCATCAAGCATCAACTCAACTTGTTCTTCATAATATTCCGGGTCTGCTATCTTCCAATCGACTAACGTCATACATCCCTCACAAACGATTTCGTCGCCAACAATATGGTTCACGTCCTCAGATGCAGTTTCGTCACTGGACCATCCGCAGCGGTCGCAATCAATGTTGCACCACCCGTCGAGATGCTTAGCCGTGTCTGGAACGCGATCCGCGTCAGCGTAGCGGTCAAACGCTTTTGATCTGTGGCTGTCAATATCTGGGTAGCACTCGCACACATCGTCTGCACCCGTGTCGTGCGGACAGCCATCGCACGTTCCCTTGATTGAAAGCCACTCCTTGATGGCATCCTCGCTCGTTGGCGCAAATACTGCCTCCCAATTCATGGCCCCTTCCGTGCCTACCGACCAACCGACCAACGGCGGAGATGCGGCCGGAACGGCTTTGGTGACTGCCATAGCGGCGACGGGAACGGTTGGCATGATAGCTGCCGCCGCAACAGCAGCACCGCCTTTCAGAATGTCACGCCGAGATTTCATGCTTGCCTGCCGTTTTGTGGCCTGCGTTTGAACGGACGCGACTGCATCTTCCGACCGCCAGCAAATCGCGACACTTTTCTGTCGCGACGCTCCGGTTCTGTCGCGACTCCGGACTTGGCCAGTATGCGCTCACGAAACTCAGCGTGCTTCGCCGAAATCCGTTTGCCTTTGGCGATCTCCGGAACATCCTTCTTCGCCGTCTTGATAGCGTGATCGTCGGCCAACGTCGGCTTGAGATTAGACGGATGGTTGATCTCGTGAATCATCCATCCATTGTCGCGGGCGACGGCAAACGGCACCGGATAGTGATCCCATTCCACCATCGCCAGGATCTCGTCGCGAGACATCGACCTGGCTTTGACGTGCGGCACTTCCAGCCACACCAGGATCATAGTGCACAGCTTTTCGGTGAGCGTTGGGTCTTTGCGATTCACGCTGGCGCCCTATCTTGCTGGCGATCCAGCCACCGGCACAGCCGCTGCGTGGCATTCGCGCGAGCGATGGCAATTCGCGCGTCGATCACGTTGTTGCGCGGGCCGGCAGTGTACGTGCCCAACGTCTCGAAGCCATTCCCGCCAATGAATTTCACCAACGTGGTTCTTCCCCAGTGCAGCACTTCCACGTGCAGGACGCCCAAGCGGGCCTCATCCGGTGTCGGCATCGTCTCCATCAGATCAATGTCGTAATCAGGCATGTGATGGTTCCCTCTTCAGAAATTCAATCGATTCCAATCCAAGTGCTGCGACGATGATCTCGTACACAGCAGCTCGCATGGCTTCGTACTTAGCTTTGCCTGCGGATTCGTAGGCCAGACTGTCAGGAACGCAGATGCGCCATACGCCTGGACCTGAACGCATCAACCGCATGTCGTGTATCTCGCGCGCCGTGACAGAGAAAATCGCGCGAGCCATTGCCTTTGCTGCTTCCGCTTCGTCGTCGGATACCTCGATCTCTGTGCTGATGTGGTATCCACCCTCGATCAATAACCAGCCGTGCAAATGCTCCACATCGCGCGGCTTGAACCGATGATGCTCCGGCCAGTTCTTGAACGCCTCACGCAACACCGCCCAATACATGCCGTGGTCCCGTCGAGACCTGTTTCGGATTGGCTGGCCGCACGTCGCGCAGACGGCTTTTTCCTTTGGCTGGGCTTGTGTTGCATCATCGGTCAAGACGCTGCACCTTGGGCTCGCCGTTAGGTTTCTTGCTGAGCAGCACGTACGATTTGTCGGACTCTCGCCGCCAGTACGTGCCGTCTTGAGTCTTGATCACGATGCGGTAGCGGTTGCGCTTCAAAGCGGCGTGCGTGAGCAGCCACAACTCTGCTGTGATTTCGTCGTCCATGACGAACCTCCAACGCTACAGCTTCTTCAGATCAAGCCCGATGATCGTGCACGTATCGCGACCGAACCGCAGCGATTGCACAGGCTCTGTCTTTCGGAAGAGGTTGAACGCGTGCTTGAACGTGTTCCATCGTGCTTCGCGCTTGATCTTCATGATGTCGTCGGACATCCGAAGAATGCGCTCGCGATAGGCGTGGATGGGATCGCCGGGATAAGACGGAACGCCTGTCTTCAGCACTTCCATCATGGTACGTTGCGTTTCTTCGCCATGCTCAAGAAACGCGGCGGCGACGTAGCCAAGGAACCCAACCTGTGCGATCGAGATGCCGCGCGGCAAATGTCCTGGCGCTGGAATGTACCGGCTCATGATGCGGTGCTTGTCGATGACGGCCAGCACTTCCGCCGTCGAGTATCTATTGTTGCCCCACGATGTGCTACCGTCGCGTTCGGCAAGCAGCACGCGAGCCGTAGCGGAAAGACCCGTCACGTTTTGCCAGCCGCGTAAAGACAGCACGTCTTCGGATCGACGCACTGCGCCTTGATCCATCACGTCCTGACTCTCTGGCGGAAGGCCGTAGATCACCAGCGTCTCGAATGGTGTGTTGGACTTGACGCACGCCAGCAATCGATGCTGGCCGTCGATCAGGTTGGTGTCCTTGTCGAACCGGACAGCATCTCCGGTGACCTGCCATCGCTTGGCCTTCATGTCGCGCGCATACTTGTCCACGACACCGCTACGCACCTTGCGGTTTTTCTTGTTCATTTCCAGCCACTGCGCCGCCATGTCTGGCGTGATGGTGATCAACTCGGAGACGAACTTGGTCGATGACGGCCTGTGTATTCTATCAAGAACGGTCATTGGACTTCCCCTGTATGAAGATAACTACCTGCGATCCTGCCCTTTCGGTCCTGGCCAGCCGTCGTCGTCATCTGGCGGCATGGCGTCGGATGGAATGTCATCTGGTGGCAGTGTCTTGGCAGCGGCTGGCGCTGGCGCTTTCTGCTCTGCCGCAGCCGGTGCCGGCTCGTCTGGCTCTGGGATGGCGAAGGTCTCTGGTGATGCGACCTGCACCGGCTTTGGTGTGATGTCGCGCATCTCGTGCCAGAAACGCTGGCCTTCCATCTCTTCGGCCGAGTATTCGTTGCCCAATTCTTCGGGGAATGCCTTGCGGAGCGCACCAGCTTCAGCGCATTTTTCCGGCTGAGCGCGCGGGCGCCTAGTCCACATCTCGTTAGGGATTTCTGATCGCCCCATGCGAGCATAATATTCCGTCCAGTAGATGCGCGGTCCTACAAATGCCACGCGCTGGCCACCGACCATGCGATACACGGTGATCTGTGCCCACTCTGGAAACGTGATAGTCTTGGAATCCTCGATCCACTTGCCGTCACGCTTCACCTTATCCTTGAACGTGCGCTCAATGTCGGGTCCAAACTTGGTCTCGTCGCATCCGGCATACTGGCCCGTGCGAAACGCCGTGGTGCGCATCTCGGATATCGACGGCCACACCGTCTCGACGTATCCGCCTTTCTGAGAGTCCCACACCGGAACGATGTGAACGACCTTCTTGAACGGATCGAGCCGGCGAGACTGGCAATAGGACAGCGCCATCACAACGCTGTTCGATGTCTTGGCCGCTGGCCATATGGCTTCGCACAAAACCTTCCACGTGGCGCGAGTGACGCCAAGATCGTGGAACCGCTCGCCGATAGCGTCGTGCCATGGCAGGCGTGGCGCCTCAAATGTAGCAACGTCGGTCGGCTTTGGTGTTCGTGCTGGCTTCGCTACGGCGTTCATGCGTCGCCCTCCGGATCGGCCTTGCGGGCATCAATCATAGCGTCGGCCAGCGCGTAACAGCGAAACGCCATGTCCGCGTCGGGGTACTCAAGTGTCGAAATTAGACCACTCAAAGCCATGCCGGCAAACCAGTCGCGAGTACGGCTTTCTTCACTCATTTGATCGGCGATAGTGCGAGCCTCTTGCACGGCCATCCACTTGATCAAAATTTCCAAAGCAACTTCCGCGGGATTAATTCTGGGCGGCCCGTCGTCGATCTTGCTCATCCAATCCTCCACCAAATAAAAACAGCCACCAGAACGGCCATCGACGCCGCGACAGCCAATATCGGGAACTTTGGCCGGCGCTCGCTTTGACCGTGCTCGTATCCCTTGCGATACGCGGCCCAATCATCGGCATCGGCGCCGAATGGATCACTTTTCTTTCCGCTCAGCCCGTCGATACGTCCATGCCGATATGAGAGCGCGGTGCTGGCTTGTTTGATTGGTGATGACTCGTCGGGGCGGTATTCGCTCATGTCTCGCCTCGCGCTTTGGCAAGGGCTGCTTCAGCCATGCGCGACTCCTCAAGATGGTCAGTCTCCCAACCCGCCGCATACTCTATGCTGCGCACGGCTGATAAAAGACTGTTTAGCGCCGCATAGAGATCAGGCGCGGCTGCTATCAGGGCGGCGTTTGCCTTCGTCGGGATGCGATGCGGCTCTAATTCGCTTCTCATCACCTCCGCGACGCACGTGCTAGGTGTGCTGACCAAAACACCGTCGGAAAAAGTGACGACGTTCCACGGCCCCGATGTAAACGTTGTCTCGCTCATCTGTTCCCCCGTCACGCCGCCGCTACGGTGTCGTTGATCGATGAACCTGGACACGCCACGCCGTTTTTGGCGTCGGCGTCGGCCAATTTCTGCACGATCTCCTGAACGCGCGGCGACATTGCATAGTGCGCAGCCGCTGCCTGCCAATCGGTGATGACGGCTTTCTTGACCGTCTTAAGCCCAACCTTGCGTCCCGTTGATCCGCCGAACTGCACTTTCACCGGCTCGGCCTGCACGTGAACGACTATGGGCTCTGGTTCCGGCTCCGGTGGTGGAGGATCAAGCGGCAGCATCCCGGCTTGCGCAGCGGCTTCCTCGCGCGCCTTGCGCTTGGCTTCCATCTTCGCGGCACGTTCGGCTTCAAGCTGAGCCCTGATGGCTTCGGCTTTTTTGCGCGCATCCGCGTCGGCGATGGCCTGCAGCCGCTTGCGTTCCTTGTCGCCGATCAGCGTCACCGCGTCGGCCAGCCGCCTACGGGTAGCTTCCACGATCCGCCTGTACGGTCCCCACTTTGCCTCGAATGCGTTGAGTGCATCCTGAATGGGCGCCTTCTCACTGTCGTACAGCGCCTCGTACTTGTTCTTGAGACCGCGAATGTCGGTCAGCCAGTTCGACGCCTTGTCGCCGGCAGAGCGGCCTTCCGGCAACGTCTTAAGCCATTCCTGCGTCGCCGCGTCGTTCTGCTGAATGATGCGCACCAGCGCGTCGAAACCTTCATCGTCTTCCGCCCTATTGTGACCAAGACCAGCCGGAGCCGAGCCAGAGTCAGGCGTGGGAGGTGGAGGAGCCGCCCTATCATCGGGCTCCGGCTGGTGTTCTGTCGGCGCTGGCGCGTCATCCGGCCAGCGGCCATGTTCGATCCAATGTTTGTAGATGTCCTGCTTGATCGCGTCGGGAACGGCAATCTTTCCGGTGGCGTCGCGCGTCTGGCACCACGACCAGATTTTGAGAGGATCGACGACGGTGTCGCGGCCCTGGACAGCGTTGATCTTGAGACCGTCCTGCCACTTGTGCGCGGTCTGTCCGTCATCGTCGGTCAGAAAGATCCGAACAGGCACCCACGTGTGCGGCTGCCGCTTTCCGTCCTGCCAGCCCCCGCCTTCCTTGCGGCGGTAGAGGCCGGGCTGAGGATGGCCATCGACGCCACCATGGCCGGTGGGTAGTTGCTGATCAATCGGCAAAGCCTCGCCCTTCAAAGCCATGCGCCACGCCAGCCACACATCCTGTCCAATCATCGGGAAACCTCGTTGAGAGCACGCTGCACACGCAGGCGGAGCAATTCGGCATGCAGTTCGTCAATCATCGCAGCTGAGCGCTCCCAATCTGGGTCACGCCGCGTCAGCAATGCAGGTCGCGTTGATGGTGTGGCCGCGCTCGCCAGCCGGTACAGCCGTTGCTGTACGTCGGCGTAATCGCGATCTGTTGGTGAGCGTGCAATGCGCGGCCGGCTCAGTATGTCGGCCGTCATGCGATCTGCTACGCGATTGAGAATTTCAGCGCTCGACGACATCTGAACCACCAGAAAAAAGGACAGGGAGACCGGCGGCTATCAGCGCGCCGGTCTCCCTGCCGGCGACTGTGCCCCGCG